TATCCACTTTCTAATTTTTTTTTTTCTAATTTTTTTTTTTCTAATTTTTTTTTTTCTGTGATATTTTTATGAGTGGTAGTTACACCAACCACACCCTCCCCATCACTTAGCCCAAGGGGGTCCTACCCCCGTAAGCCAAAATTAACATTATTAACAAATTAACATTTTACCATTATGGAAAAGAATCTTATTTTCAATGACACTCTGACAGTTGAACAGTTCAAGGCAGCAATGAATGTATCACGCATTGATGTGAAGAAGAATCCTAAGACAGGCAAGCTCTTCTTCACCTATGGTGCAAAGACAGGTGCAGTTGCAGTCAAAGGCATTCCACAGCATCCTATGCTGAGCAATGTCACTGGCTCTGATGGTTCTAACTTCTGGCTTCTGCATGAGGAAGGTCAGGGAGGTGCACCTGTATTGGCAAGCTTCTAAGGGATTGCAGGCTTTATGCCTGCTTTCCTTTTTATTTCCTCTAAGCATTAATACAATTTTCATTTAGTTGTAATAGTGTTTAGAGTGGAATGTAGCTTGTCCAATAGTTTGAGAGATTAGATTAGAGTAATTAGAGAATAGAGAGTGGAATACATTCTTTGTTCTCTTTTTATTCTTTGAGCATTAATAGTTAATATCTTTAATCTTATGGAAGAATGGAAATTAATAAATGGCTATGATTATTCTGTATCATCTCTTGGTAGAATAAGGAATAATAGAACTGGCAGAATACTAAAAGGTGTGCCAAATACATTTGGTTATCTGCAAGTATTTCTGTATAAGAATGGTAAATCTAAGAAATTTACTATTCATCAGTTAGTGGCATCTTATTTCCTTCCTGACCAGATGGGTAAAGAGATTAATCATATTAATGAGGATAAGTTGGATAATAGAGTAGAGAATTTGGAATACATTACTCATAAAGAGAATTGTAACTATGGTACAAGGAATAGTAGAATGGCTACTAAACTAAGTAAACCATTGATACAGTGTGATTTACATGGTAATGAAATAAGAAGATTCAATAGTGCTTCTGAGGTTCAAAGAGTATTAGGTTACAAGCAGACCTGTATAACTCAATGCCTTTTAGGGCACCAAAGAACAGCTTATGGATTTATATGGAAATCCAGTAATGTATGACTATTTTTCCTGTTATCCAATTATACCCTATTCACAATCTAACAAGCAAACAATCAGACAAACACATATTAATTGTTGTTAAATGTCTTCAATTAAGCACCAGATATTGGGAGTGCTACTGAAATTGGGTGCAGATGTAAAGAATAGTACACTACTACAGGACTGTGGTGAGAGTGATATTAATTACTCAATAGACTTAGTGATGATAGAGAGAACAGAATCAACATAAAATTGCACAGAGAGTAAGAAGGTTTTGAAACTAAATATATTAGGTCAGAATTAAGGCATATCAAAGACAGCAACTAATATTTTAGATGATTTAGGAATTAGAAAGTATTAGTGTAATGGTAGCACAATAACACAACCTATCTAAGCCTTATTGGAGGTGTAAATGATAGTGGAGTAATAGCCAATTGGATAGAGTCTTGGTTATAGTAATGGTTCGAGTCCATTATACTTTCCTTTTATCAACCTATAAACAAACAATCAAATGAGCAAACAAGCATTTTACAATGGCATACTTTATCAGATAGAGTATCAGCCACAACTGTCCAATGATGATTATACTCAACACAAAGTGTATCATATAAAGACAGAAGATGAGAATTATCCTCATGCAAGGAAGGCTATTGCCTCTATCATGGAGGATAAACTTGGTTATGAGCAAGGAGAAATATGGAGTGAAGGTTTATATCAATTAAAGAATGATAGAGAACCTTCTATGTTAAATGCTCTTCATGTCTACTATGAGTTCTCATATAATGAGGAACTTGATGTGTATGTATATACTTTTGTTATACCTTATGATGATTAAATTATGGCAAGGAAGCACACATATCACCGAGAAAACTGTGATTGTTTCATAAGAGAAGTCATAGTAGATGTCTATGGAAGAACAATAGTTCTGGGTGGACAACATGCCTTTGAATATAGTATAACTGTTATATCAATTACTGGTAGAATGGTTATCACTAACTTCAGTAGTGGCAAAGAAGCAAGAAAAGAGTTCTACAAATATAAAAGAAAGAAGTGATGGATTTATTCATATACTTATTAGTAGGCTTACCACTAAGCCTACTCTTTCTTTATATCATATTTGACACACTCAATAACAATTAAACACATGAAGAAATATACAATTTATGACTCTTATGGTCACGTAGTAAGAGGAAACTTTGCCTCTTATAAAGCAGCATATACATTCAAAATAGTAATGAACAGGTTAGATTGGACAATAAAATGAAAAGATTCAAACTCATACTTAAAGGAGTGTTACTATGGGTAACAACCTTTACAGTTATACTATTCATGTCAGGAGTAGACAGTATATATGATAATGGATATTTTATACACTCAATAGTTGTGTGTGGAATATTATGTTATACTTGCTACAAACTAATATCTGAAGAAGAATTTAAAATATTAGCTTTCAACAAATGGTTTAACAAAATAATAGGAGAAGAATCATGCGAACAATAATTGTAATTTGCACAGAAAGGAAGTTATCTCACAATGAGATATCTTCTTACAAGAAGTATAAATTCTTGTGTAACTATGATACTGTATCTATCTATGATATGGTGGAAGACCCAAGGTACACTGGTAAGATGATGGTGGTAGGATTTACTTGTGATACTGATAGAGTCCAAAAAGGAATAACACTGAAAGACATCTATATTACCAAGGTAAATGGACAAGTTATCAATCAGCCTGCTGGATTGGTTAATGGTAGCTTAGCAGGAAATGATTTTGACATTGACAAACAAAGAACAGACAACATGAAAGAGGAAAGAAACATCAAGGTAACACTTGAACAGGCAATTGAGTGGTACAACAGTGATAATGAGGCACTAAAGAAATTAGCAACTGTAGCATTTACTGAAGAGGAAATAATCTTGAATAAAGATTATATATTTAGTAAGGTAAAAGACCTCACAGCAACTCTCATACCTTCAGTAGATGATAAAAAGTTCACAACTCTTGCAGATTTGGCAGTCATTGCCAAGTACTTCAATGGTAACTGGGAGAAGAATACTTATAATACTGGTTACTTTCTTGGTAGCTTTAATGCAGGATGTGGTCCTGTAGTTGATGTCTGTAGTGGTATTGGCATATATAAACATAATACTGTAAAGTATGCAGGTATTGTGTATTTCAAGAATAAAGAAGATGCAATCAAGGCAGTCAAGATTCTTGGTAAGAGAGTAAAAAGTCTATTTGACTAAGGAAATGGTATAATCTTTTGTTGAACAATTGGATTGTTGATGTTGGTACTACCAGTCTGTGAAGATAGGTAGTATATACTCTCATAGTTCAGTGGATAGAACAACTCTCTCCTAAAGAGTAGACACAAGTTCGAGTCTTGTTGGGAGTACTAAGGTATTTACTCATATAAGGTAATTTGATTGTTTTTAGGTAAAGGATTTTTAGTTCGGGCAATAGCAATATTGCTACAGGAGACTGGTATGTGAATATAGGTCTTCTTTATGTCTCCATAGCTCAATTGGATAGAGCAACAAGTTAGAAGTAACATGGCTCCTTAGCTTAATGGATAAAGCAACTGCCTTCTAAGCTGTAAGTTGTGAGTTCGAGTCTCACTGGAGATACAATGGCAGATTTAGCTCACTATTTCTACTAAGTAGTGGAACCTGAAGAGAAGCAAAATGTGATGCTGGTAGGTAAGCTACTGTTTCTTGTTTTAGCTTGCACTTTGTTCTTAGAAAAGAATCAAAGCAATAGGAAAATTCATAAAAACATTATATCTCAATGGAAAAGAAATAAGTAGTAAAATGCGCAGCCAGCATTGTGCCTATGTATCTAACTGGTCATAGGTGCATGCTGGTACTACTTCATGGGGCATGATTGGTTTTGACTACTGATTATTTGGTAAGAGAACATGTAAAGACTGATGGAAAGACATCAAAACAATAACTGACAACACTTATAGAGTTGCTGCCTAAATAGGCTGAGTAGCACTTACTTGGAAACAGAAAGGTGCAAAGCCTGAATGAAGACTAAGGCTGAGGGTCCGACTTTAAGAGCATTAATAGGCTGTGGTCTCGCAGAAGGTAACTCAACTTTTTCCTTGTTTATGGGCAATAAAACAAGGTGGTGGAAATGCTGTAAATCCAGACAGACCCAGTGGGTAACTGACCACATTAAAAAGTAGTAAGCATGTGTAATTCTTTTACTAAAGGTTGGTAAGACAGGGGTTCGAGTCCCCTATGCTCCACAAAACAATCTTAGTATTAACTAAAAAAAAAAAGTATGTTTTATGTATTAATGTTTGAGTTCATGCTATTGGGAGTAATAGGTGGACTATTAGGCATATTCTATAGGAATTGCCTGAAGGTTGAGGATATGATATTCTATCCTTTGTATAGTAAAGTGTTTGTACCTATGGTTAAGAGTGGCAATAGGTTCTTACATTTTATAGCATACCCATTGGGATTCTGCATCTATTGTAGTACCTTTTGGATAACCATGTCATTCTTATACTCTTCTTGACAAGCTGGGATTCACTTCCTAAGTGGCAGGATATTGTAATAGGAATTATAGCAGCAGAAGGTGTAGCTCACCTGATAGTGTGTATAAGTTGCAGATTCTTAATACACAAACATCCTGACTTAGATAAGGATTACTTAAAACATTTACATGAATAACTAAAACAGTAAGATATGCAAAAGGATTTAGTTTTCTTCAAGAAGGAAGGTGAAGAAGGAGTAGCCTTAACTTCTACAAGTGCTAACCATATTGCTAACTTAGCTAAGGAGTATATTCAAGGTGTGGAGACACAATTGAATAATATAAGCTTCTTTAATGTTGAGGTAGCATTGGTAGGCAGCACTGGTGATGCAAATACCATTCAGATAGGGGAATCATCCGAAGTTTTAGATAGCTTACAATCATTGCTTGAGGGAGTAGCACAGGCTAAATCCCTTATAGCTTGGTTGAGAGAAGGCATCAAAGCTAAGGAGAATCTGATGAAGGGTTTGCAGACTATCAGCCTTGAGGATTGGTGTAGGGAAAATGGGACTATAAGACTTGAATCTCCTACCTATGGTCATGTATTAACTGAGGTAGAGTATTATGCTTCTCTCTCTATTAAAGAGAGAAACAAATACTATCAGTTAGAGACTGAAGCTGCTGTAATAGGCAAGTATATCCATCCTGACGGGCACTTGTCTGAGGCAAGAAAGGAGTTGAAAGATAAGATTTATCATCCTCATGAAGTGAATGGTAAAGGCAGAGATGCTCTTATCTATACTTATACTCCTACTACAAGCATAGCTTTAGTAGATAATGTATTCTATGAGCTTCAGAAGAAGCACAGAGAGATACAAGCTCAACTGAATGCTATGAAGTATAGCTGTGAGCAGGCTATCAATGAGTCCACTAACAAAGTGAACACAGAGTATATGGCTGCTTTACAAAAGTACCAAGCGGAACTCAAAGATGTATTAGGAGCCTTCAAGACATGGAAGGATGAAAAGTCTCAAGAGTACAGCAAGTTGAAGATTGTAGTACCTAACTCACTGTTGGGTATTTATAATATTATCAACTCTTTAGGCAAGTAAGTAAGGACTTGGGATATTAATCCCTAACCTTATTGAATACACATAGTAGGTATCTGTTCTTATTCATAGAATATACATAATTGCTAATGAAAAGTAATATATCTAATGCTCAGCCATTAGATAGTCTGTTATTCCAAATAATCAACCCTATGAAGTCTGACTGATGGAGGGATGTTCTTGTTCTTGGTGGAGTAACAGGTTCTTGCTATTGATATTGGCTTTGTGTTGGTAGGTATTTGCTATGTGTAACTTGTCTTTGTATCTTGGTGTAATTGGTAGCACACTGGCTGTTGGGCTGGAGGTTAGGTTCGAGTCCTAAGATACACCACATTTATTGTTTCACTTCTAAAAAAGATGGAAAAGAAAGAAAAAGAGTGTTCTTGGAGAAATCTGGAACAGAAGCATTTTGAAGAGGCTACAGAAGCCATTAAAGGTGGCAAAGAGAATGGTGGTTTAACCAATGTTGAGCTTGTTAAAGACTTAGTGGAAAGCTACAAAGGTAAGACAGTGCAAGCACCTGTTGAGGTGATTGTAACAAGTGCAATATTCTTCAATGCGAGAGAGTTGATGAGTATTATTGAGGTCTTAAAACATGCTCTCCGCATTAAAATGGTAGAGGAGTTGAAAGAGAAGGCAGATAAGGGAGAGGCTACAGTAAGAGATGCAATGGCTGCTCTTATGCTTGCTGCAATTATGAAGAAAGAATCTGAAGAAGATTAATAAACATGAGTGAAATCAAATTAAGTCTGAGTATTGAGCTTCAAGGAAGCACAATGTTCAGCAAGGAGGAGTGCCTTAAAACAACTCAAAAGGTCATTACTACAAAGAATGGTAGAAAGAGAACAGTAACAAAAGTAGTTGAGGATTGGGACAAGATGAATAAGCACACTATAAGAGTGACTGATACAAATGGCACCAATCCAGAGATTATCACTTTCCATACAAGGAAGTGCAAGCCAGCTACACAGTCCCTGAACATAAGCAAAGAGGCTTATGAATATATGATTGGCAAGGATTCTTGTCCTTCATGGTCTAAGCCTAGCAAGTGGACTGCAATGAGTGAAAAGGAAAGACTTGAAGCTCATTTGCAGAGAACAGTAGAACATCTTGGGGGTGCTTCGTACACTTATCAAGTGTTTGAGGACTAACTGGATATGTTCTCATAGTAAAGGACAAGGGTATTATCAATATCCTTATCCTTCTTTTTTTTTATGACCTACTGATTAAGTGGGATAAAATTGAGAGACTATGGGCTATATTCCTAAGTTTATACATTTGAACCGTTTCATCCATGTAAAATATCCATTTGGTGTTAATTGGAGACACAACTATATCACACAAGGAGCAGAAGCTATCTATAATACCTATAAGGAGGATATTGAAGAAGGAGTAAGTATTACATTTGTAGCAAGAGGTACATCAGGTGCTATGATTGCAGGTGCTATGCTTAATGAGTTACACAACATTAACTCAACTACTAAGACCTATATCCTGATTGTCAGGAAGGATAGTGATACAAGTGCTCATTGTTCTTCATTAAGAGGAATTGATGAGGTTGGTACCACGAGGTTTATAGTTGTGGATGACTTTATAGCATCAGGTGAAACCATTGAAGCAGTTATACAAGCCTTAGATGAACAGCTTGGGATATTTCCTCATCCTACTAATAAGTATGATATGCTTTGTATAAGTAACTTTGTTAGTGCAGAAACATTAAAGAAGAACTCATATAGTGATTACAGGAAATGGAAAGGAATTTGTTCAAGATTTGAATATGTAGTATGTTGCCCTAAACCAGAATAGCATGACAGCATTTAATGTGTTACTCCTCATTGTGCTATGTATTTGGGTTATTGTAATATATAATAAGTACTCTCCTAAGATTGATATAGTCACATCAAGGAATAGGCACATTGTACTATTATGGTATAACAAATGGTATTGGAATGGGGGAGTGTAGGAGAACTTACATAAAACTGTTTGAAGTATGATAGAATTTACACTTAATAGAAACAGGAATGGAAAGAAATCAAGATGGGCTAAAAGGTACCCAAGGAAGAGGATACTGAAGAGAGGTAGTGAAAAAGCTGCTGGATGGTATTTTCATAAATGGTCAGGTGATATATTACCTGATTATGTGTTCCTGATTAAGGAGGAGAAAATCTCTGACTAAAAAAAAAGATATGAAAACAAGTAAAGTAATTAAATTTGTAGCATGGCTTGTTTTATTTATAGCCTTATTGGATGTGGGGCTTAAAATGATAAGTAAGCCTAATACAATAGAGAATGTGATTGGATTCTTTATTGTAACAGCTACAGGAATTGTCACAATCGAAACAAAGTGTTTAACAGCAATTAAATTAAAAAGAAAACATGAAAAGTAAATTGATTTTGGGACTTTTGTCCCTGTTCATGGTGTTCTCAATGACATCATGTATGGAGAAGGTAGATGCAGGTTGTGAAGGCATCAAGGTGAATCTGTATGGCAGTGATAAGGGAGTGGATGATGCTTCTTTGGTAACTGGTATTGTATGGTACAATCCTTGGACCACCACAGTATATGAGTATCCTACTTATGTACAGACCATTGACTATGAGCCATTTACAATCAATGCAAAGGATGGTTCAGAGTTCACTGTAGACCCTACTGTATCATTGAAGATTATTGATGGTAAATCACCTACTGTCTTTAAGAAGTACAGAAAGGAGTTGAATGAGGTAATCAGAGGTACTCTGTATAACTATGTAAAGGATGCCTTTAGAATCCAGCTCAATAAGTTCACTACTAATGACATTGTAAGCAAGAGGGATAGTATTGAGAATGCTATTGAAAGGTATTTGACTCAGGCACTTGCTAAAGAGAACTTTCAGTTGGAGCAGCTAACCTCTGGTCTCAAATATCCTCAGACTATTGTAGAGTCTGTAAATGCCAAGAATAAGGCTATTCAACAGGCTATGCAGGTAGAGAATGAGGTTAAAGTGGCAGAAGCTCAGGCTAAGAAACTTATTGTAGCTGCTGAGGCAGAGAAGAAAGCCAATGAGTTGAGACAACAGGCTCTTACTCCTGCAATTCTTGAGAAGATGTGGATTGAGAAATGGGATGGTAAATTGCCTGTATATGGGCAGGTTCCTACAATCTTTAAGGATATTAGCAAATGATGTGGGTTATTGCTATATTGATAATCATTTTGACATTGAGTATCTTAAAAGATACTCATGTTGAGATGTATTATAGGTATTGTGGTCCTGCTAAGTTACAGGAAGAATATGATGTTATAGTTCCATTATGGATGGCACTTATTATAGTTGTACTGGGTTTACTGCCTATAGCTAACATCATCCTATTTGCTGCTTTCATCATATATTATGCAATCCATGCAGGGTGGAATCCCAATGAGTGTGGAGGCTATACTCATGTATTCTCACTGAGGGGAGAAAATATTGTCACAAGAGGACTACTAAAGGTTAAGAATCTATTATGTAAGAGGGTATGAAACAGAGAGTATTCAACATACTCATCTCCTTTGCAGTAGGAGTACTTGGGGTAGTACAGGTACTACCCTACTTGAAGGGAGATAAACCACCTGAAATAAAGGTGGTACATATAGTTAATGAGAAGCAGCCAGACTTCTTCAGTAAATCACCTCAAGAAGGCTTGATAGAAGCATTGGAATATTATAAGGTCAAACATCCTCAGATAGTCTATGCACAAGCTGTACTTGAAACTGGTCATTTTAAGTCAGACTTATGTCTGAATGGTAATAACCTGTTTGGATTGTATAACAGCAAGAAGCACAGGTATTATACATTTGACCATTGGAAAGACTGCATCATAGCTTACAAAGAGATGATACAGTATAAGTACAAAGATGGTGATGATTATCTAAACTTTCTTAAAGAAATTGGATATGCTGAAGATTCTGAGTATATTTGTAAACTTAAGAAATTAATTAAAAATCCACCGTAATATGGAAGAAGAATGGAAAGATATTACTAACTTTGAAGGGTTATATCAAGTTAGTAATTTAGGTAGGGTAAAAAGCTTACCCAAAGTAGGCTCTGGAGGGCATAATGGGATTATTTTATCTCAGAGTAAAGATAAAGATGGGTATCTATTAGTATATTTATATGCTAACAGAAAGAAAGTTGCTTGTAAAGTGCATAGGTTGGTAGCTAAAGCTTTTATTCCTAATCCTAATAACTTTCCACAAGTAAATCATAAAGACGAAATCAAGAGTAATAATTGCTTTACTAATCTTGAATGGTGCAACCCTTCTTATAATAATTCTTATGGAAAAGGGAATATCAATAGAGCCAATTCAAAAAGAGTTCCTATTCTACAACTTGATATGAATGATAATATTATCAGGGAGTTTAACTCAGCAAAAGAGGCTGAATCTACTCTTGGATTTAATAGTTCAAACATAACCAATTGCTGTAGAGGAAAGTATAAAAGTATGTATGGATATAAGTGGAAATATAAACAATGACAAGAGAAGAAGTGAATAACTTGGCTTTGTCTAAGATAGATAAGGCTAAGTACTTGATACTTGAGTTGATAACTGGAATGGGTAAGACCAAAGTAGCAATAGACCTCATTAATCATATATGTGATAGGGTATTCAGGAATGATGAAAGCCCTACTACTATACTTATCCTTGTGGCAAAGACTGTGCATAAGCAGACTTGGAAGGATGAGATTGAGAAATGGGGAGGTATCAAGTCTGACTATATTACCATTGAATGCTATGAGTCACTAAAGAACTATGAGAACTCATACTTTGATGTAGTAGTGGCAGATGAGATGCAGCATTTGTCAGAGGCAAGAATTGATGTATTGGAGACTATTCATATCAATGAGTCTTTCATTGGATTGTCTGCCACTATCAAGAGAGGTATGAGGGATTATTTCATCTACAACCACAAGGCTGAGGTCATTAAGTGTGGTCTCAAGGAAGCTGTAGAAGATGAAGTATTGCCTGAACCTACAGTATATCTACTGCCTTTGACTTTGGACACTACTAATTATACCTATAAGGTTAAGAGGTTTGGTCGTGATATAATCACCACTCAGAAAGGTTATTATGATAGTATCTCTTCACTTATAGAGTGGTACAAGAATAAGTACTTTAACTCAAGAAATGAGAGGATAAAGAACTTATGGCTTTCAACAGCAGGCAAAAGGCTGAAGTGGTGTGCTGAACAGAAGGAAGCCCTTGTACTATCTCTTCTTGACAAGTTCAGGAATTACAAGACCTTGACTTTCTGTAGTAGTATTGAACAGTCAGAGAGGTTAGGTAAATACAATATCACCTCAAAGAATAAGGCTTCAGTGAAGAACCTTGAGATGTTTAATCTTAACAAGATTAAGCATATCACTGCCTGTAATATACTCAATGAAGGTGTGAACTTGACTAATTGTAGGATAGGTATATTCTGCAACTTGAATAGTTCGGAGATTGTAGTAAAGCAAAGAGTTGGTAGAATACTTAGACACAAATCTCCTATTATCATCATACCTTATTTCAAGGATACAAGGGAAGAAGAACTTGTGCAGAAGATGATAGAGGAGTATTCTGAGGATTCTATCATTAGTGTTGATAGTATTAATGACATTAAGCTATGACAATTTGTTTAAGTAAAGAAGGATGTCAGAAGAACAACATTAGTCTTGCTGAGGCTCTCTTGATGCTTGCCATCCATAATAATGCTGACCTTGATACAGCTCAGAAGGAGCTGATTAAGAAGGGCTATATAACTGCTAATAGGGATGACTTATTCCAACAGATTGGATGGAGACTTACTAATAAAGGCACTGAGGTAATAGATTCTGTGATTGTGGATTCTGATAAGAAGCAGGAACCTAATGACAGGTTAATTCAGTTGGCTACAAGGCTCAAAGAGATATTTCCTAAAGGCAAAAAAGATGGCACTAACTATTATTGGGCAGATGGAGTAGCTTTGATTGTACGAAGATTAAAGTTATTCTTCAAGAAATATGGAAATACTTATACTGATGAGCAAATCATACAGGCAACCAGTAAGTATGTGGAAGGTTTCAATGGAAACTATACATATATGAGGTTATTAAAGTATTTCATATTCAAAGAGAAAGTTGGTGCTGCTGGTGAGGTTGAGGGGGACTCAGAATTGATTAGTTACATTGAGAATGCTGGTCAAGAAGAGAATTTAAGAAATGATTGGACTTCTACAATTAACTGATTATGAGTAGATTTAAGCAAGTAATGGGAAATCTGAGGTTAAGGAGGGAGAGAGTTCTTAATGGACTTTATAATTGTATTCCTTTCCCTTTTCCAAGGTTTAGAGCATGGGTTCCAGGCATTGAAACTGCTAAGTTCATAGTGGTGACTGCCAATCAAAAGGTAAAAGCTAGTTAATTCATTTATTCTATTGTAGAATTGGAAATTTTGTTTTATATTTGCAGTAACAAATATGAAATAATATGGAAAAGATTACAAGAGAATTATTAAAAGTATCTGGTATTTACTGTATAGAGAATAAGATTAATCACAAGTCTTATATAGGAAGTTCAAAGAATTTGTATCAAAGATTATTAAAACATTTTGCATTGTTGAGACATAATAGACATGAGAATGCTCATTTGCAGAATGCTTGGAACAAATATGGTGAAAGTTCATTTGAATGGTCTATAATTGAGACATGTGATACCTCTATATTAACTGAAAGAGAACAATATTGTATTGACTTATTTGGAGCAGAATATAACATTACAAAGAAAGTGGAGAGAAATATTCTGTCCAAGGAATCAAGAATAAAACAAGGAGAGACAAGAAGAAGATTGCATGAAGAGGGAAAGTTGAAGTGGAATTTTAACCCAGTCCCTATATATGTATATAACCTTGATGGGAACTTGCTTTTTGTCAACCCAAAGGGACTGAAAGATACTGCAAGTAAACTTGGTATAGCACCATCAAGTATCTGTAGGGTACTTAATGGTAAGTATCAACAGTGTAAGGGATATAGGTTCTCTTACAAGCTTGAAGAGTTAAGTCCTTTAGTTATTAATTCGGTTAAACAAAATACCAAATATGAGAATTATAAGCACTGCCGTGTAGTGGAGTAATCTATTATATTATAACACCTGAATATCCTCGGAGGCTAAGTCAAGGAATTGATATGCTAACTTGAGGAGGCATAGGCTATATAAGAAGTTGCGGAGCCTTATATAGATTCAGCCCCAGAGACTAAATGCAGGTGCATCCTATGAAGTACAAGTAGGATGAAGACATAGTCCAGACCACAAACAGTTAAAACTGGTAGTGAAAACTATAGTGGTAAGAGGTAAATCAAAGTTCTGTGATTATCTATTTGTATATGAACCATTGTTCTTTATATTGGAGCATCCTGAGATGAGAGTTAAGGTTCTTTACTTTACTTTGGAGATGAGTCCAGAGGAAAAGTATAATGAGTTCTTGTGTCATCTATTGTTTAGATTGGATGGAATAGAGGTATCTCCCACTGAACTGAAAAGTACAGATAGAGACCATCCTATTGATGAGAAGATTCTTGAATTACTTGAATCTGATAAGTATCAGAGATATATCAAGGCATTCGAGGATATGGTTGAGTATATTGATGACCAAAGGAATCCTACAGGAATCAATAAGTATTGTAGGGATTATGCCTTAACTCATGGACATCTTAACTTCAAGAAAGGTAAGAGGAAAGACCCTATCACAGATGAAATCATAGATGCAGATGTGGTAGACAATGACAATCCTTATACCCCAGATGACCCAGAGGAAAGGAGGATAATCATCATAGATAATGCCTCAAATCTATCTCTTGAAAGTGGATTGAAGAAGATGGAAACTATTGATAAGATGAGTAAGTATGGTATTACTCTCAGAAATCAATTGAAATTCATCTTTGTATTGATTCAGCATCAAGCACAGGCTCAAGAAGGTATTGAGAACCAAAAGCTGAATAAGCTTAAACCATCTTCTGATGGTCTTGCAGATTGTAAGACTACTACCAGAGATGCCAATATGGTTATAGGTCTCTATAGTCCATTCAAGTATGGGCTGAGAGAGTATGAAGGATATGATATAACCAAGTTCAGGAATCATATAAGGTTCATGGAGGTGATTGAAGATAGAGACTATGGAGCAAATGGTCAAATCTGTCCTTTATTCTTTGATGGTGCAGTGAGTACATTTTATGAACTCCCAAGACCTGATGATAGAGAAGCATTACAGAGAGTATATAACTATATGGAATCAAGGAAGAGCAAAACTGCTAAGACTTTCTTTAGTTATGGAATAAATAAAATGAATAGAAAGTTGCACAGGTGGAAAATATTTCATAAGTTTGCAACCCTTTTCAAGTAAAAGTAACACTATAAAACAAAAAACAATGGCAAAGATTTTAGTTTTGGCAAAAAGTGGATTTGGAAAAACCACTTCCTATTGTGGTAGGGAGAAGTTAGGTATTAAGGGGCTTGACCCAAAGGAAACTTATGTTATCCAGTGTATTGGTAGGGGTGTTCCTAACCCTAACTTCAAATTGATTGAAGGCAACATTGGAGTGGAGAATGTAGGTAAGCCCACACAGAAGCTTGTAAATGCAAATGCCCTTGCCACAGGAAACAGAGTACAGGTAGATAGTCTTACAGGACTTGACAGATTTGCAGCAGTTGCAGAGATTGTCAATATAATGAAGAAATCACCTTATAAGAATGTTCTTATAGATGATATGAACTATCTTGCTCAGGATTTCTATATGGCAAATGCCATGAAAGGTGGGTGGGATACTCCTAAGCAGATTGGCTATGGAATGGGTCTCATCTTTGATGCTTTCAAGGGATTCCCTGAAGATAAGAATATCATTTGTTGTGCCCATTATGAAGAGTATAAGGACAAGAATGGTGATTCCATTTCATATAAGTTCAAGACCACTGGAAAGATGGTAGCATAGTCTGCCATTATCTATCTAATTGCTGGAACACCCTAAAGACAACTAAACTACAAAGTAATTGGTGACAATAAGCTTGAATGTTTGAAAATTAGTTGTATTCTTAGTGATGGAGGAATGGGCAATCAGCAGCCAAGGGACTTTATGAGTTCAAGGTTCATCGACTATCCCCTGTTGTGGGGGAGTACATTTATAAAGTAATCAATTATAATTGGAAATGGTAGACAATAGAGAAGTATATATTTATGTATTAAAGCATCCAGACACTTTAGAAATAAGATATGTTGGTAAAACAGTAAGAAAATTAAGTAGAAGATTAGGAAATCATATTGCAAATGCTAAAGGTAATAAACATAATAAGCATTTAAGTAATTGGATTCTTAGTATTCTAAAAGAAGGTAAAAGACCTATAATAGAACTCTTAGAAACTTGTCAAAGTAATAATTGGCAAGAAAGAGAGCAATATTGGATTTCTAAATTTCCTAATTTAATAAATCTTACTACTGGAGGAGATGGGTGCATTGGTTTTATTCATGATTCTAAAACTATAGAGAAGATTAGACAAGCAAAACTTGGTACTAAACACTCTGTAAAATTTAAAGAAGCTATGAGTAAAAGACTTAAAGGTATGCCTCTTAGCAAAGAACATAAAAGTAAAATAGGTTTAGCTAATAAAGGAAGAAAAGCTTCTATAGAAACAAAAATAAAGCTATCAGAAGCACATAAAGGAATAAAACAAAGTGAAGAAAGCAGAAGAAAAAGAAGTGAATCTATTAAACTTTGGTGGGCTAAGAGAAAATCTATTGAAGATATAGTCAAATCTTAATAGAAATATTAAGGAAACATAGTAGAATGATTACCTACATAAGTTATGTTTCATAAAATGGGATGATTACATCACACCAGAAGGTAAGTTTGATATTATCCTCTTTGGCAAGGTAGGATATGATGCAGAAAACAAGAGACCTATCAAGCACTTTGTCAAGGAGTTTGATGGAGAATATCCTGCTAAAGACAGTCTTGGTGCATTGGATGACCTTCCTGATGAGATTCCTAATGATTTGTCTATAGTAGTAGACAAATTGAGGGAGATTTATGGATAGAAATGAGACTGTAAGAATATCAAGGTTGGCTGCCTTTGGTGGACTTACTGAAACTGATGTCAATATGGTGTTGATGCAATACTGCATAGAACAGGGCAAGCCTTACTATGAGACTACCCTGTTTATAACACATATATTAAGGGATAGGCAATTAATGGCATATTGCTTTAACTTTGCATTAAGTTTCTATGAGAGAAAGTTCACAATATATAAGCTATGGAGTGCTCCCAATCCATTAAATAACATGGGGCAAGAAAGAAAGTTATTACAAATCTTTTAATAGTAAGAAAATATGAAAACATTAACAGTAAGACAGTTTGCAGGTGTAAAAAGAATTGCACAGAATGTTAATCCTTTGGTAGTGAAGAAGAATAAGATTGCTGCCAAGATTGATGAACTCAATGCAGAGTACAATGCTCTGACTGAGGAGATTGAGGGACATGAGATGGGTGTCAAGGCTTTGACAGGTGGTCTCACAAGTGAAGACTTGGTTGTCAAGAAGGTAGAAGATACTGGCAAGGTTGATAAGGATGGTAGACCTATTAAAAAAGTTGATTATATCCCCAATCCTAACACACTAGTATTTAATGAAGGAACTAGAGTATATGAAATTCATATAGAAGAGCCTGCTATTGATAATGTTGCTCCTGAGACAGTAGATGATACTGAGAAGGCACCTGAGACAGAAGTAAAAGCTGATGAAGAGGCTCCTTTTGACCCTACTAATCCTTTCAACAATGGTGCAGAAGATGGTGATAAACTGCCCTTTGAAGAGTAATCAGAGTAGTAAGAAATAGAATCAAGAACAAGAAAAATCATTAGAAAGATGAAAAAGACAAATTTTGCATTTATGGCATTTGCATCAGGCAAGGAATCTACTGAGGGTAATGCAGTAAAGAGATATACAGGTGTAGCTCCTGTATTTGTTTTGGCTGTAAATCCTAACAAGGCAGAGTTAGAGAAACTCTATAATACCCAGCTTGAAAATGACCCTGAGTATCTGAGTGAAGTTGAGGTAGGTGAGGACAAGCACAAGGTACAGAATGTCAGACTTGATTTCATTGTTAAGACTGATGCTGAGAAGTGTGGTGGTATTGAGTTTACCACTAAGGTAGCTTTCTTCATCAGAAAGGAATACAGATACAATAGAGACCAGACTAAGGTACAGGTAATTGATAAGTATGGTAGAACTGCTTGGGTTACTGTAGAGCAGGCTAAGGCACATGAAATTCCTGTATATAAGAATGGTCCTGCCAATATTGATAAGGACTACAGACCTGCTTATCATGGTGAGGAAGAGCTTACTAACTTCATCAAGGCATACCTCAACATTACTAATGTAATGAAGTATGTCAATAATACTTGGGTTATGGTAGACAAACCTGAGGATTGTGAAGCAAGACTTGAGAGCATTGCTGAGTACTTCAAGGGTAATTTCAAGGAGCTGAGAGATGTTATTGCATTGCAGCCTAATAACAAGGTTAAGGTATTGTTTGGTGTAAGAACCACTGATGATAACAAGCAGTATCAGGCTGTTTATAATCAGATGTTCTTGAAGAACAATATCATTGACTACAGTAAGTTGAATGCAGACTTGCAGGAAAGAAAGGCTGCTGGTGCATATCCTACTACTGAGTTCACTGTGGGTGACTTGAAGGAGTATGATGTAGAATCTACAGACCTCAGTAACTCTGGTGCAGCAGGTGATATGCCTTTCCCTGCTGGTGATACTGCTGGTGGTACACCTTGGGATTTTGGTAAGTAAGTAGTAATTTCTAAAAAAAAAAGCAATGGCAATCAGCAAAGGTAAATCTTCTGTGAGCCTTGATGATATTCTAAGTAAAGTGACAGAAGCAGACATTCTGTCATATTACTTAGGAGTCACAGAGGTTCCTTGTATTATAAATAGTCCTCTTAGACAGGACAGGAGGCCTTCTTTTGGTCTTTATTCTACTGATGGTAGAAGAATATTTTACACAGATTTATCCACGAGGGATAGAGGAGGTCTGTTTGACCTACTTGGTCATATGTGGAACTGTGGTTATAAGGAAGTTCTAACAAGGGTTAATGAGGACATTTCAAAGTTCTGTGGTGGTGCCAATATTCATTCATATACTCCCTGTGCTGTAAGAAGTACAAGTAGTTACAACAAAGATACAGACTTGCAGTGCAAAGTCAGAGATTGGAGGAGTTATGATATTGAATACTGGGCATCCTATGGTATAACTTTAGAATGGCTCAAGTATGCAGAGGTTTATCCCATATCTCATAAGATTGTCATAAAGGATGGTCATAGATATGTGTTTGGAGCTGATAAGTATGCCTATGCTTATGTAGAACACAAGGAAGGTAAAGTTACTCTAAAGATATACCAGCCTTTTAATAAAGCTGGTTATAAGTGGAGTAATAAGCATGACAATTCTGTAGTGAGCCTATGGACTAAAGTACCTGAGTATGGGGAACAGATTTGCATTTGTTCTTCATTGAAAGATGCTCTATGTCTATGGGCTAATACAGGTATTCCATCTCTTGCCATTCAAGGTGAGGGGTATAGGATGAGTGATACTGCAATTAGTGAGCTGAAAAGAAGATATAAACAGGTCTTCATTTGCTTGGATAATGATGAGCCAGGATTAAAGGATGCTCAGAAATTAGCTGAGGAAACAGGCTTTACTAATGTAGTATTACCTCCTTTTAATGAAGGGAAAGATATTTCAGACTTGTATAAGGCTAAGGGCAAAGATGAGTTCCTTAGAATAATCAAGCCTTTATTCAACTCTTCAAGACAAGAGGACAATGACTGGGATGATTTGCCCTTTTGTATAGATTAAAGTTTCAATAAGTCCAATTTATAAAAAAAAAAGTGAAAACATGGAAGCAAGAAAAATTACAGTCGTACAGACTAAGAATCAGAAAAAGAGTGTTATCATGTCAGCAGCCACGACCCTTGCTGAGTTGAAGAGTGACCTGAGAGCCAATGGCATTGACTATGATGGTATGACCTTCTTTGAGGGCACATCAAAGGTTGAATTGAAGAATGGTGCTTCAGTTCTGCCACATGATGTTCCTTATAAGGGTACTATCACAAATGAGTTGGTTTTCATGCTTACTAACACCAACAAGAAAATCAGAAGTGGTGCTGTTGCAATGAGTAGAGCTGAGGCATATAATGCTATCAAATCTATGGGTTTGCAGGATGCTTGTGTAAAGAAGTTTGGTAAAAACTTTACTATGTGTAAGACTGCTGACCTTATTGCATTGGTACAGAGTAATGGTGCTTCAAAACCTGCACCTGCTGCTCCCAAGGCAGAAGCTTCTAAGGCAGAGACTAAGAAGGAGGAAAAGGTAGAAGCACCTGCAAATACTCCTGAAGCAAGTGCTCCTGTAGCACCTGCAAGCAATGGTGGTGAATGTGTTGATACTATAGCAAGAGCTGCTATTAGTAAGCTGGTAGAGATTCTTGAGGACAATGGCACAATTGAAGATTATGAGAAAGAGGAAGTGCTTGGTATTCTTGGAGGTGAAGTAGCTGTAGCTGCTGTACCATCTGAGGAATATAAGCCTAAGTCAGCTTCTCCTTACTCTGATGATGAGATTGATGATATGTTCGCAGGAATGGGTGTCAATTAACAAGGGTAAGTAACAGTAGGTAAGGAGGTTAGAAATGCCCCCTTACCTACTTTTTTTTTTACAGTAATATGAGTGGAGAAACAATTAAATTAATTGAGGAGAAGATAGAAGAACTATATAACTCCTTGATGGACAGACCACTCCGAGTATTAAGCATATTCAATGATTTCTTTGGAGAGGACAAAGTTGATATGCAAGGATATTGGAGTTTGGACAAGTTCAAATCTTGGTTAAAGATAGAATCTTTGGCTACTTATATTCCTGATGGTAGTATTGCAGGCATGAGCAGTAATGATTGGAGCATGTTCAAGACATTTGCTATTACTGATTTACCTGAAAACCAAGTAGAAAAGGTTGTAAATGTGCTTACAAGCAGTACTACAGTAAAGGATAGGATTGGTAATGCCAAATTCAATGGTATATTCATCCTTGTGCATTTTCCTTATGTAAGGGTAACTAATGAGCATGATAGGTTTGTGAATATTAACCATCTATGGGCTAAGGTGAAGGTAATGTATAATGGCACATTAAATGGTGGATTTACACTTAACAGGTCAGAATATACTATGCTTCATATTAGTAGTGGGTATATGCACAGCCATATTAGTAGCATTCCTACAAGTAACTTTGCTAATTTCCAGAGTCCTTGTACAGGTAGTGGTCCTATTAATGGTACTATCAGTGCCCTTAATAGAGATTATGATGAGGATATGTGGAATATGTTTTGTCTTGAATTAAGTAAGTATGTAACTGTAGAATCCATTGCTGGCAGACCTTATAAATATTTGGAAAGGTTAGGTACTAATAACATGGAGATGGGTGTGGACAGGTTTGTTACATATCTATCACCAGACTACTATGGGGATGCTCTTAGTTCTGATAAGTTGAAGGAGTTTGTAAGAGGCTTTATCAATTCAAAGAAACTTAAATTCAATTATGTAAATGGCTCTTATTCTATTGGTATGTCACTTATTGAGTTTATTGTACTTATTAGCAATGAATTTATTAAGTGGTATAATGACCAGTTTAATAAAGAGGAGCTAACTGCCAAGTTTGCAGAATTGAAGGGGAAAGGTATCTTGAAAGAGTGTATCATAGATAATGGGAAGATTTACTATGATGAAGGTGGGAACAATGTAAATACCTATGCCCAATATATAGGCAAGAAGGTTTGCATATTCAAGGGAAGAGAGGTTACTATTGATATTACAGATATTGCTGAGGTAAGGAATGAGAATAAGAGTATAATTCTTAATACTCATACTGCACTATACATATTAGCAACAATACTTAAAGTGTTAAATTATAGATATGGAAGAAGTAAAGCAACCCACGAAAGTAATCAGCTTGGTACAGAAGTCAGGTACTTATAATTATAAGCTGATTATCCCAGCAGAAGTGGAGAGAAAGATAAGATTTGCCTGCCAAAAGGTGTGGAGTACTGAATGGTCAGGTACACTATTCTTTACACATGAAGGTTCATTTGAAAATAATGACCTTGTAATAAGATGTGTGGATATTTACATTATGGATATTGGTACTCAAGCCTATACAGAGTTTGATATGAATCCTGATGTGATAGCCTATATGTGTGAGAATCCTGAGCTACTTGATTGCCAAATGGGTCTTATACATTCCCATAACAATATGAGTACTTTCTTTAGTGGTACAGATACTGCAACACTAAGGGAAGAGGGTATAGATAGGAATAACTTTGTATCCCTTATTGTGAATAATGCAGGTACTTATACTGCTGCAATTACAAGGAGGGTTAAATCAAAGCAGGTCAAAGAATCTGTGTCTTATGAGTTCTTTGGTGATGGTGAAAAGCATGATACTAAGGAATATGTAAGTAGTGCAGATGAAATTGAATGGTTCTATCTTAAAATAGAGAAGGAAGGTGAGAATTATTCCTTTCCAGACATGGCAGCAAGACTTGAGGAAATCAAGCAAGCTAAAGCAGAAAGGGCAGAGAAAGCCAAGAAAGCTCAAACACCTGTATATCAAGGTGGCTATAAACCTGTTATTGCTAATTCCTATGGTACAAAGGCAGGTCCAGCAAATCTTGTCAAGAAGGAAGCTGATAAGCCTAAGGTAGTTCAGCCAACTCTCTTTGATAATGCAGATGACTTGCCATTTGAAGAGGGGTATGACATACCTTATGGTCATGTATCATTTGATAAGGTTACTTTGAAATCTCTTGTACTTCAATTGATTATAGGTAGTATTATCATTTCTAATGATAGTAAGATTGACATTACTAAATGGGCTAAGTCAATGCCTACACTGTATGAAAAGAGGTTTGGTAAAGGCAAAGTTGGCATGGATAATTTCAAGATATGGGCAGAGACCTATACAGAGTATCTGACATGGTATATAACAGATGAGAAATTAGAAGAGCTTGGCTTTGATGAAACAGAAATTTGTGCTATTTGTGCCCATGATATGATAGAGGAGCTTACAAAACTTCCTGAAAATGATTATATCAAAGGGTATATTGATGCACTTCAAAAGTATTTAGTATTATGACAAATAGTGAAATAGAAAACAGAGTAGCAGAATCTGAGAGAGCTTTAGAAGAAGCTATTGAAGAGTTCAACTCAGTAGAAGAGTATGAAGAGGCTCTTCAGAATCTTGATAGTGATTCACCTTTGACAGAGGAAGAACAAGCTATCCTTGACCAAGCTGTAGAAGATGCACATCAGGAGATACCTACAAACTCTGCAACTTTGCTTGTGGATGAAGCTACAAGTAGGTTTAGTTCTGCCATTTGGTATGAGAACATTCAGAAGAAGACTGTCATTTTGGCAGGTGTGGGTGGTATTGGTAGCTATGTAGGCTTCTTATTGGCAAGAATGAAGCCAGCTTCCATGTTTATCTATGATGATGACATAGTGGAAATTGTCAACATGTCAGGTCAGTTATATGGTCAATCTGATTTAGGTAGACCTAAAGTATTTGCACTGGCTGAGATGATTAGAAACTATGCTGACTACAGCAGTGTCTTTGCAATAAGTGAAAGATTCACTGATGAATCTGAGGCATCAGACATTATGATTTGTGGCTTTGATAACATGGCAGCAAGAAGACTTTTCTTTAATAAATGGGTAAATCATGTTCAATCCAAACCAGAGGAGGAGAGAAAGAATTGCTTATTTATTGATGGCAGATTAGCAGCAGAAGAGTTTCAGGTATTGTGTATCAAGGGAGATGATGAGTACAACATTAATAGGTACAATAATGAGTTCCTATTCTCTGATGCAGAAGCTGATGAAACTATCTGCTCCTATAAACAAACTACCTTCTGTGCAAATATGATTGCATCTTATATGGTTAATTTGTTTGTAAACTTCTGTGCTAATCAATGTGAGCCTCTCATTGATAGAGACCTGCCATTCCTTACCACATATAATGCAGAAACAATGTATCTTAAAACTGAAGTATAATGGAATTTAACCCAAGATTTGCATATAATGTAATGGGTGTTTTCAATAGCAGTGAGTCTGGTAATCCAGACCAGCTTGAAATGAATCTGTCTCTTGATAGTAACAATGTATTTAGAAGAAGCCTTGTCATTGAAGTAAACAATGATGAGGTAGAGATACCTGTGATTGCAAGAGAACACTTTGAGAAGCTGGTTTCAGACAATATGGCTTATCCCACAATTATGGGAATCAAGAGGATAATACTGCCATTATATGATAATGCACCAAGCCAAGAAAGAAGAACCTTTGATAGTATCATAACTCAATTATTTACTAATGTAGGATATGGTAAAAGATTGCAGAAGATAATTACCAATAAGGATGAAGTGTATTATGGTGGTAAAGGTATCATCTTTGATGAGAGCTACACTCCATTACTATTATGTACATTAACTGCAAGAAGTGTACATACTGAGGACAATGGTAATACTATGGTCTATTACAGACCTGTATGCCATGTCAGTCCCAAAGTATTCTTAGAGTCTGATAAGTTGATTAATAAAGGCATCATCAAGAAATTGATTCCCTATTATACAAGTAGGGATATAAATTTCCCAAGAAACAATTACAGCTTCAGCAGTAATCCAGAAGACAGGAAAGTAAAGGTCATAGTAGATAATTTCAATAAGTTCTTTGTAGAACCTATTAAACCTACTCCATCTGCCTGCTCTAATGATGCACTGAATGAATGCCTTATTGACAATATTGATGACATAATGATGTTGATGTGACATTAGATGAATACTTTGGAGATTGGATGAAGGTAATTGATAGGACAGAGCTTAATAATGTAATGGCTAAGGTTGGGCAAGAATACAGGAGAAAGCCTTTGTGTCCTGCCCAATCTGATGTATTCAGAGCATTTGAGCTTTGCCCTCTCAATGACTTGAAAGTAGTTATGTTAGGTCAAGACCCCTATCCACAAAAGGGAGTGGCAACTGGAGTATTATTCGGGAATAGAAAGGAAGTTGATGAGGATAACTTATCTCCTTCATTAAATGTTGTTAAAGAGGCAGCAATTAATTTTGAAGTTCCACATTATTGTATTACCTTTGACCAAACTTTAGAAAGTTGGGCTAAACAAGGGATACTAATGATAAACTCTGCACTCACTGTAGAAATGAATAGGATAGGTTCCCATGTGATGTTGTGGAGACCTTTCATAGCTAAATTGCTAAAGAACTTGTCTGAATATAATACAGCTATAGTATATGTATTGTTTGGCAGACAAGCCCAAACCTTCAAACCTTATATTAATGATAGGTTCAATCATATTATAGAGATTGAACATCCTGCATATTTTGCAAGGAGTGGTACTAAGATGCCACATCAGCTATTTGTTGATATAAGTAATAAGGTAAAAGAGATTTATGGTGTGCCTATAAAATGGTACGAAGAGTATTAATACTAAACAAAAAAAAAATGGAAAAGATTTATTTGACAAATGGTAAGGAAGTACAGATTGGAGACACTCTGACTAAAGCATCTAAGGTAGTAGATCCTTTCTTTGGTGAGGGTACTGCAGTTCAGCACATTGTGGTAATTAAGGGCATTCTCCCTAAGCTCCTTGAGGCTGGCATTGTTACTACTACCAAGCCTGCAAAGTCTGCTGTGGTTGAATCTGAGGTTCCTATGGAGTTGGAGTACTACATTCAGAAGATTGCAGAAAAACTTGGTTGGAAGATTGAGAAGGTCTATAACTATCTCAATAGTGTAGATACTATTCTTCCTGCTGCTGCATTCTCTATGGTACTTAGAGAAGTAGCCATTGAGTTGGACAAGAAGTATGAGGACCATATTGAGAAGAGTCCTGAGATTTATGTAATCTCTATGCTTGATGGTAGAATCACTAAGGCTAACAAAGCCCACATCAAGAACTACAGGAACTTCGCAGCATTCAGGACTATTGAGGATGCTAAGATTGCTTGCAGAATTACAAGAGACATTCTTAAAGAAATGTTCAAAAGTGGCAAATAAGAAGATTAGGAATGCCACACAGAGTAGTTCTAAGGGTATAACATTCAAATCCCAGTTGGAGAAGAGCATATACAATACTCTTCTTCAACAAGGGTTTGAGCCTCAATATGAGCCAACTACCTTTACTTTATGGGAGGGTTTTGAGCCTATTACCCCATATTATGATAAGGAGACTGACAAGCAGAAAATCAAAAGATTATCAGAGGGTATAGACACCCGTGCTCCAAAGATACTAATTCAGAAAACAGGTAAAATTGTTGGTATCAGATATACACCAGACTTTTATTTCAAATATAATGACCTCAATGTTTATATTGAAGCCAAAGGGATAGAGAATGATGTATTCTATATCAAGAAAAAGATGTTTATAAAATATCTTGATAACCTATACACTGAAAAAGGTGAAAAGTCTATCTATTTTGAGGTATATACCAAGAAACAACTCTTGCAGGCAATAGAAATTATCAAGAGTTATGGACAATAGAGAACCAATAGACAGAATAAAGGCTTTGATTCCCTCATTGCCTGAGGGAGATGCAAAGCTTGCACATAAGTTCTTGAATAGTAGGGACTTTGAGTCTCTCCAACTCTTAGTTGATTCATCTCTTGTCAGAGTAAAGAAAGGTCTCAGTAAGGAAAATCCTAAAGAGGAGTATCTGAAAGCAGACCTTGGAGAAATGAGGAAATTGAAGTCAGAAATAGATACTTACTGTGAGGCTCTTGAGTTGCCAGAGCAGGAGGATGAGTATGAAGATTTCAGTAGTGAGGAATACAATCAAGATTATTATTAATGGAGAGGAAATCTTTAAGAAGTATATCTTGGGATGTGTCTGAAGAAACATATAGGGCAGACCCAGCATTAAGCTATTCAACCCTTGCAAGATATGAGAGAGGGGGATTCAATAACTTGGATAAATTATTTGACAGGTTAGAGACATCTTCTCTTACTTTTGGTAGTGCTGTAGACAGCATTATTACAGGTGGTCAAGAAGAGTTTGATGAAAGGTTTATGGTTGCTGGGTTTCCTTCTACTCCAGACTCTATTACAAAGATGGTAAAATCTTTGTTCAGTCAGTATGGAGATTCTTATAGGAGTCTTATTACAATTCCTGATGATGCAATCATTAAGGAGACTGAATATCAGAGTTATCAGATGAACTGGAAGCCTGAGACAAGGGCTAAGGTTATTAAGGAGAAAGGAGCTGACTACTATAACCTGTTATTTATAGCAGGCAGCAAGACTATACTTGATACTCAGACCTATCAAGATGTGTGCAATGCAGTAAAAGCATTGAAAGAGAGCAAGTCCACTCAGTTCTACTTTGCAGAGGATAACCCATTTGAGCCAGATATTGAAAGATTCTATCAATTGAAGTTCAAAGGAGAGTTCAATGGTGTAAAGTATAGGAATATGGCTGACTTAATCATAGTCAATCATAAGGAGAAGTGGGTAAAGCCAGTAGATTTGAAAACAAGTTCCCATACAGAGTGGGATTTCTATAAATCCTTTGTAGATTGGAGATATGATATTCAAGCCAGACTATATTGGGCTATTATAAGGCAGAATATGGATAAGGATGAGTACTTCAAAGACTTCAAGCTGTTTGACTATGATTTCATTGTAGTCAATAGGAGAATCCTTGTTCCATTGGTGTGGACTTGTCCATTTACACAGGCAGTAGGTACATTGAAATTTGGAAAGAATAGCCAAATAGAAATGAGAAGTCCTTTTGTGATAGGAGAAGAGCTTTCTTCATATCTCACTTCAAGACCAAAGGTGCCTATGGGTATTAGTGAGACTGGTCCCAATAATTTAAGAGAATGGTTAAATACATTGTAATATGCAAGTAGTAAAAAGAGATGGCAATATAGAGGAATTTAATGTTGATAAGATTATAAGTGCTGTAGAAAAAGCCTTTAAATCTTGCAACAAGAAAATGCCTCAATATTTGTATGATATGCTAGGTGCTTTATTTGGCACTTTGAGAGGGGATATTATAGGTATTGAGGAGATACAGAATAAGGTTGAGGATGTTCTTATGAATGATAAACACTTTGATGTAGCAAAGAAATATATCATTTATAGAGAACAACATAAGCAGGCAAGATTCATTAGGGAAAGAATTGACTATATGAATGAGTATAGTCAATCTAATGAGAATGCAGCTACTTCATCAGAGACAGATGCCAATGCAAATGTAACTATGAAGAATGTTGCTAATCTTGAGGGTGAAGTGTATAAGACTACTAATAGGGTTATTCAGAGGCAAAGAATGAAAGACAAGCTGAATGAAATGTACCCTGAAGTAGCCAAGAAGTATGAGGAGGATTTGAACTTTCACATAATTTATACACATGATGAGGCTACTACTCCTGTCTTGAAGCAGTATTGCATGGCTGTGAGTCTATATCCTCTTATGATGGAAGGAGTTGGCAATATTGATGGTATCACTCCAACACCCCCTAATGATTTGCAGTCATTCAGTGGTCAAGTAACCAATCTTATCTTCTTGCTATCTTCTCAGTGTAAGGGTGCAGTGGCAGTAGGTGAATACTTTATTGCCCTTAACTATTACATTGTACAGGAGTTTGGTCCTAACTGGTATGAAAAGCTGGATGTAGTAACTACTACAGACCATTGTAGTAAGCAAAGAACTATAAGAGATGCCATATATAAAGCATTCAAACAATTCATTTATGGTGTAAACCAGCCTGCTGGTAATAGGTCATATCAGAGTCCATTTACCAATGTGTCTTATTATGACCACACCTATTTTGATTCATTGTTTGGAGAGTTCTATTACCCTGATGGTACTAAGCCTCAATGGGAAGCAGTAGATTGCCTGCAAAGGCTGTTTATGAAGTTCTTCAATAAGCTGAGAACTAAGCAGATTCTTACATTCCCTGTGGAGACAATGGCTATGGTGTATGACCCAAAGACCAATGATATTATAGATAAGGACTATAAGGACTTTACTGCTGAAATGTATGCAGAGGGTCATAGTTTCTTCACCTATATATCTGACAGTGCTGACAGTCTTGCATCATGTTGTAGATTGAGGAATGAACTTGCAGAGAATACTTTCAATCCTACATCAGGTCTTACTGGTGTTATGACAGGTAGTTGTAATGTGATTACCTTGAATATCAATAGGATTGTGCAAGATTGTGCTAATAAACATGATTACTTCAGTGAGATACCTTTGGTGGAAAGGGCAGGATTAATATCAGTTAAGGGAAGATTTTATGATGTTTTGAAACAGGACTTGGTTAATATTCTTGAAAGAGCATATAAGTACCACATAGCCTTCAAAACCATGCTCTATGAACTTGAAGATAAGGGTATGTTTGCTGCTTCAAATGGTGGATATATCCATATCAGTAAGTTGTACAGCACTATTGGTATTAATGGCTTGAATGAGGCTGCAAGGTTCTTAGGTATGACTGTTGGTAACAATAAGGAATATATTGAGTTCCTGCAATTGGTTCTTGGTACTATTAAAGAGCAGAATAAGATACATTCTATCCATGATGCTAATAGACCATTCTTATTCAATTCTGAGGTAGTTCCTGCTGAAGGATTAGGAGGAAAGAATTATAATTGGGATAAGGAAGATGGGTATTGGGTTCCTGAAGATGAGAATCTGTATAACTCATACTTCTATGATGCACATGATGATACTTCAGTACTTGACAAGTTTATACTTCATGGAAGGCAGACTTATCAATATACTGATGGAGGTAGTGCAGCCCATATTAATCTTGAAGACCACCTGAGTAAGGAGCAGTATCTCAAACTGATAGATTTTGCAATAGCTAATGGAACCAACTATTTCACATTTAATATTCCTAATAGTAAGTGTGATGATTGTGGTTACATTACTAAGCATCCTATCACTGAGTGTCCAAAGTGTCATAGTAAGAACATTACCCAATACACAAGGGTAATTGGCTATCTTAGACCTATCAAGTCATTTGGTAAGGACAGGCAAATTGAGGCAAGTCATAGAACCTATAGTGATGGAAGGAGTGAGATATGCTAAAGTATGTGGATGCAAAAGTTGTCTTTGCTGAAGTTCCTGATGAGGTAACTCTTGCCATAAATATATCTAATTGTCCGTGTCAATGTAAGGGCTGTCATAGCTCTTACTTGGCACAGGATATTGGAAAACCCCTAAATAAATCATCCCTTAGTGAGCTTATTGAGGGTAACAAAGGAGTGTCCTGTGTGTCCTTTATGGGTGGAGATAGTGATGCTATACACTTAGTAGCTTTGGCAAGTTGGGTGAAGACACACACCCATCTTAAAGTTGCTTGGTATAGTGGCAGACAGGAACTTGCTGGTATAGTAGCAAGACAGTTACAGTGGTTTGACTTTATTAAGTTAGGACCTTATAAGGAAGAGTTTGGACCACTTAACAGTAGGACTACTAATCAGAGATTCTACAAGGTAAGTGGCAAGGAGTTGGTAGACATAACAAATAAATTTTGGAAGCATGCAAGTTGAAAATTTATGGTAATAGAAACAGAATATAATATAGGCGACGAGGTCTATACTTTATATAAAAATAAAGTAACCAAAACTAAAATTAAAGCAGTCGAGGTCTTAGTATCTACTGATATTACTGTTAAGTATAATTCAGACATAGTAGAAGGATTGTTTGAATCTAATAAAGTATTCATGGAGAAGGACTTGTTCAAAACTAAGGAAGAGCTATTAAAATCATTATGAAACTGAAAATTAAAATAAAAGTGTTGACTGGAGGCTGCATGCCTGTAATTAGTAAGAATGGTGATTGGATAGATTTGAGGTCTGCCATAAATATCACCATCCCTGCACCACAGGCTGATGTCCTTAAAAGAAAAACTATTGAAGGAGAGAGAGTAGGTCATAGGGATGTAGAGATTCCTACCTATTATATTCCTCTTGGAGTTGCAATGCAACTACCACAAGGATTTGAAGCTATTATTGATTCAAGGAGTAGTGGTCCTAAAAAGTTAGGATTATTCATCCCAAGTGGTCAAGGTGTAGTGGATAACACATATAATGGCAATGATGACCAGTGGCACTATGTATGTTCTCCTATGAGAGAGACCACTATTGAAGCAGGTGATAGAATCTGTCAATTTAGGATACAGCTTAGTCAGAAAGCTACTATGTGGCAGAAGATTAAATGGCTGTTAAGTTCAGGTATTGAGCTTGTGGAAGTAGATGACTTGAGTGATGATAACAGAGGAGGATTTGGTACTTCTGGAGTCAAGTAGTAACTAAAAAAGCATGAAGCATGGTATTAGAAATAATTGGTATTATGCTTGCAGTAGTCATTCTATCTATTATCATTAATGGTGTAGAGGATTATTGCAAGCAGAGCAAAAGGGTAAATATGTCTTTCAAAGAGGCTATGGATTTGGTAGAGTTACCTGTGGTAACATTTCTTAATGGAGATAAGAAATTGAATTTCCTGTTGGACACTGGAAGCAATATCTCTCAAATCAACAGCTCTATTCTTCCTCTTCTTGACCATAAGAAGATAGAGGCAAAAGACATGGATGTGACAGGAATTGAAGGTAATAAGGTAAATACTGAGTTCTGTGAAATGACAATCACATACAAGAGTCAAGAATTTACAGGTGAGTTCTGCATACATGACTTAGATGATGCCTTTGCTATTGTGAAAGAAGAATCTGGAGTTCAGATTCATGGTATTCTTGGTAGCCTGTTCTTTCAGAAATATAAATATGTATTTGACTTCGAAAGTCTTATAGCTTATTCTAAAAAGTAATGGAAGATATAATCAAATTAAAATCCAGATACAAAGAGGAAAATTATCTTAAAAAACTGACTAAATCTGATGGTTCAGAGTCAAAGACTTATGTGCTAAAGACTGATATTCCTACAGTGAGAATAGGTGAACTTAATAATGGGAGCAAATTCATTGACCCATCAGGAGGACCTATGATTATAGTAGGTTATGAGCTTGAAGAAGCTAAGGCAGTTGTCAAATCTATAGACTTTGTTGAAGGATATGGTTGGACTATAACATTTGAGTAATGATATATTTTGTTACTGGTCAAAGAAATCTATTTGAATTTCCTGATGCCAAGTATAAATGTATCTCTGTAGAAGAGTCTCTGAAAATATTAGAGCCTCTACGCATTGTAAGTTTAGATACTGAAACTACAGGCACAGAGATATGGACTGGCAAATTGCTTCTTCTTCAGCTTGGTAATAAGGAGAATCAAGTAGTGATAGATTGTTTGACTATTGATGTCAATCAATATAAAGACTATCTTGAAAGTGACAGATTATTCATTATTCATAATGCAAAGTTTGATTTGAGGTGGCTGTATAAGGAACATATTGTAGTCAGAAATGTCTATGATACTTATTTAGCTGAGAAGATTCTATTTCTTGGATTCCCACCTGGCATTGTATCTTTGTCCTTGCAGGCTTGTTGTGATAGGTATTTACATATCTATCTTGACAAGACTGTCAGAGGACAGATACATGCAGGTATGACAGAAGAGGTTATAGTTTATGCAGCAAATGATGTTGTGCATCTTGAGGATATTATGAACTTGCAGCTTGTTACTATCAATGCAAGGGGTCAGAAAGTGGCACTTGATATTGAGAATGAGTTTGTAAGAGTCCTTGCATACATTGAATATTGTGGCATTAAACTTGACCCTGTTAAGTGGAAGGCTAAGATGGCTAAAGATGCAGAGAGGTTAAGGATTGCTGAGCAGAAACTTAATGATTGGGTAGTAGATTATGTAATGAAAAAGGATGACCCTTCCCTCATTGCAAGAAACTATGATACTCACAAGAAAGGTAAGCCAGCCAAACTTGCAGATAATGTGTATGTGGTAATACCACAACCTTCATTATTCTCTGAGTTTGATACTGGTCCTCAATGTATTATTAATTGGAATAGTTCCAAGCAGGTAATCAGATTGTTTGAAGAACTTGGATTTGACCTATTGGTTAAAGACAAGAAAACAGGTAAGATGAAAAAGTCTGTGGAGTCTAAGTTTATAGAATTGCAGGCAAGTAAGAGTAGTATTGTTCCTTTATACTTGGAATATTCAGCAGCTTTCAAGGTGGTAACATCTTTTGGTCAGAACTTCCTTGATGCTATTAACCCTGTTACACAAAGAATCCACCCAACATTCAATCAAATGATGGATACTGGTAGATTAAGTTGTGGCTCAGGAGGAAAAGGTAAAGGAGGTAAGACTAAAGATGATGATATTGCAGAGGAGGAAGATGAAAACAAGGACACTTCTACACAAGCAAATGATAAGAGTGTCAATGTTCAGCAGCTTCCAGCCACAGAAGAAACAAGAGCAGCATTTGTCCCTGAAAAGGGGCATTTGTTAGTAGATTGTGATTATGGAGACCAAGAGGGTCATGTGTTCACTGAATTGTCTAATGATAAGGAGTGGATTGCATTCTACAATGACCCTAACCAAAGAGATGGACACTCCTTTGTAGCCAAGATGTGTTTCCCTAAAGACCTTGATGGGGTTGCAGAGAAGGATGTCAAGAAGGTAAGAAAAGACCTTAGAGATTTGGCTAAGAAGGCAAGGTTCTGTTTCAATTATAATGGTCAGGCTCCTACAATGGCAACTAATTGTAATATTCCTGTGGACTTTGCAACTGAGATTTATAACAACTATTTCAAGAGATTTAATGGTATAGCAAGCTATTTCAAGGTACAAAAGAGAGACATGTGGAATAGAGGCTATATCCTAATCTCAAAGATAACTGGGCTAAGGGCATATATCTATGACTATCCTATACTGAAAGGTATTGAAAGGAGAAAGAATGGTATGGAAGATTTCTGGGATATATACAAAGCTGCAAGAGATAGTGGCAGAGTAATATCTGAGATTCCACCATCTGTCATGCAAGAAATTGCAAAGAAGTTTGCCCAAGGTGTTCCTATTGAAGAAATAGCTGTTAGGTATTCATATAAGGTTAAAAAGGCAGGTAAGGTAGAAGAAAGATTCATTGATATTAACAGGGAGACTGTATATGTGTCAGTGATGAAACACTTATGGAAGAGAAAGAGTGCTTCTGATAATCAGTCATGTAACTATCCTTCTCAAGGTACTGCTGCTGCAATGACTAAGATTGCTGGCATTAGGTACTTTAATCATTTGGTTAATGATGGTCTTATATTCAAAGTCCTCATTCCTAATGATGTTCATGATGAGTATCTTATAGAACCACCAACAGAAATTGCAGAGCAGGAAGCACAGAAGTTAAGTGAGTGTATGGAGTATGCAGCAGCTATATTCTGTAAGAAAGTAACTATCAGAGCTGTACCTGAATTAGCAGACCATTGGGTACATTGATTATGGAGACAAAGATAATAATACTTATTTGTTTTATCATCTTCTTAGTTATATGTGCAGTACTCTTTACCAAATGGCTTATTAAAGACATTGATAAGAGACTGTACATATACCCTAAGACAGAGCACAAATACTTACCTATATACAGGTGCAAGTTAAAGTGCCCTTCAACTGGAGAATGGTTTGATGCCATTATCTACAAAGGAGTAGAAGATGAGAGGTACTATGTCAGAGAAAGGAAAGATTTCTTTGATAAGTTTGTTAAATTAAATGATTGGAAGAATGGAAAAGTTGAAGGAAATAGACCCAAAGGAGCTTAAAAAAGGAGATATTTTAGTATGTAACTCTAAAGTATTATCTGATTTTACTGAAGGGAAAAAATATACTATAGAAGGGTTTTATGATATGGGTTATGGTATAATTACAACTAATGATATTAACCATAAAGCTCAAATATGTAATGACTTAGTTAAAAGTAACTTTCTTTTGGTTACTAATTTTTCTGACAATGTGAATCATCCTAGTCATTATACTCAAGGAGGTATTGAATGTATTGATGCTATGGAAAGTGCTTATGGTACAGAAGCAGTTATAATGTTTTGTATGTGTAATGCTTTTAAGTATCAATGGAGATTTAATAAAAAGAATGGTAGAGAAGATATTCTTAAATGCCAGTGGTATCAGAATAAAATGGTTGAATTACAAAATAAATTAAATTCAAATAGATGATACCATATAGAATAAAACATAAGGCTACTGGGCTTTATTATAAGCCTGGTAAACCTTCTTTATCTAAAGTAGGAAAGGTCTATGGTACTGGTAATAATGGATTAAACTATATGAAGAATTTATATTAAGAAACCTATGATTAGAAAACTTGAAGATTTAGGATATGAAACTAGATGGATTTTTGGTAATCAAATATGTTTCAAAGTTCCTAAATCAGATTTTGAAATAGAGTATTTAACTGATAGTAAAGGATAAGGATAATGGTAATAGTGGTAGATTTTGATGGTACTTGTGTTACTCATGAATTTCCTAATATAGGCAAAGATATAGGAGCAGTTCCTGTCTTGAAGGAGTTAGTAGAGAAAAGGTCATAAGATTATTCTTTATACTATGAGGAATCACCCTGATAAGAATAATCAGGGTAAAACTCTTAGTGGAGAAACTATAGCTAATGATACTTTACAGGATGCTATTGATTGGTTTGAGAAGAATGGAATTCCTTTATGGGGGAATAAATGAGAATCCTAAACAAAAGGAATGGACATCATCTCCCAAGATATTTGCTAATATCTATATAGATGATACAGCACTTGGAATCCCATTGAAACTTGATGAAGATGGTCATATATCTAGACCTTATGTAGATTGGAATAGAGTAAGAGCTTTATTAAAGATTAAAGGAGTTTTATAATATGGCTAAAATAATTTTATGCAGAGGAATACAAGGTAGTGGTAAAACTACATGGGCTAAACAATGGGTACTTGAAGACCCTGAACATAGAGTAAGGTTCAATAATGATGACATCAGAAATATGTTAGGTAAGTATTGGGTTCCCAGTAGAGAACTATTAGTGCGTGCTTTGAAAATACAATTTATTGCAACATCTATGGAAATGGGTTATGATATTGTCATTGATAATATGAATCTTAATCCCAAAGAGATAGAGTTCTATAAACCATATATAGAAGCACACAATCAAACAGTAGAAGAGTTAAGAAAGGAGAATATATTAAATCCCCAAGATGATTTCAAGTATGAGTTGGAATTTAAGAATTTCATACCTCTTCAAGACTGTATTGACAGGGATGCAAAAAGACCCAATCCAATAGGAGAAGAGGTCATAAGAAAGACTTATGAGAAGTATAAAGACATTCTGAAAGTATAGTATGAGACAATATACATCAAGAGAGTTCATAAAGATAGTAGAGTTCAATGGTTTCTATTATGATAGACATAATGGAGACCATGCTATCTATGTGAATGATAAGGGAAGGCATATCAGCATACCTAAGAATCTTGAATGTGTAATTGCTCGCAGACTGATTAAAGAAAATAACTTGATAACAGACATTAAAAAGAAGAAAAAAAAATGACTGAAAGTGGATATTATCCCACCGGTGCAGAGCATGACCCTAATGCACCTTGGAATCAAGAAGAACTCCCTGAAAGGGAGATTGAAGTAACTGTATCTGTGACACTTAGTAAGACTGTCAAGATAAAAGTGTCTGACTACACCATTACTGACTCTGGCAAGGATGAAGATGGTGATTACTTTGAGGATGTGGACTATTCTGATTGTGACCTAAAGGGGGCAGTTGAAGAGCAGATTACATTACCTCAAAATGCTTGGGATTACATAGCTCCTAAGTCAAAGAAAGAGGTACAAGCTATCTTTGATTTGAAGGGGTGGAATGTTGATGAAATGGAAGTTATACCAGAATAAAAGGAGGAAATAATATGAGTAAACAATCTGAAAATTTCAAGAAGCTGGTAAAAGGAAACCCTATTGGTTCCATTACTACAGCTATTAATATGCTTCAATCTTCTGTGAAGAATGAGCTTATGAAAGAGTTCGGGAGTATCTACTGTAGAAGAATTGGCTTTTAAACTGAAGTAGTATGGTAGATAACTTTGAACTAATCAAGTCTATGTTCTACTTCAATGAGGCAAATGATATGTTCTTTCATTTGCAAATTGTTCAGAGAGCCAAAGACCATAAGGGTGAGAACAAGAAAGTAAAGGAGAGTGCAATCAAAACTTACTTTATTAGAAGTAGAGAGCATCTTGATAGAGTGAAAGAAGAAGTGATATTTCTCTGTGAACATTATGGTGCAAGAGCCTATATCAATGTAGCTGGAAAGGATTTCAAGAATCTGCAAGACTTATTACTTGCTAAGTTGGCAGAGTATAATCTGAATGGTACTGTAAGAGACCCAAGGAGAATACTCAATAGTGCAGCAGGGGAATTGAAGTCAAGAAGTCCTAAATGGGTAGTTGATATAGATGATATATCTATGATGAATACTATTGCAGATAAACTCTTTGAGTTGTATGCAGAGGCTTGGAAAAAGAAAGGTTCTAATATTTCAGTAGAGGCACTTAAAGAAGTAGGATATGACTACATTTATGCCCAAATACCTACTAAACAAGGTATTCATCTCATTGTGAGACCTTTTAATCTACAAGCCTTTCATAAGGCATTTCCTGATGTAGATATACACAAAAACTCAATGGGAACTGTTTTATACATTCCTAATAGTCTCAACCATAGATATGTTTGCAGTGGATGTGGTAGCCCCCAATATTCAGGTACAGGCATAGGTAAATGCTAATACTAATGAGTATGTAGATGACATAACTGATAATGCTGAATGTTGGTGTGAGGATTGTGGTAAACATACTAAATTTAAAGAAGTATAATGAAAGTATTAAAGATTTATTCAAGGACTTGTGGACCCTGCAAGGTGCTGGAGAGCAATCTCCAACTTGCAGGTATTCCACATGAAAGTATAGATGTTCAGTCTATACAGGGTGAGGATATAGCATCCAAGTATGAGATAAGGACAGTGCCTACTCTCATCTTAGTAGATGATGAGGGAAATGTTGTAAAAAGGCATAGTGGTCTGTTAGGTGTTCAAGAATTAAAAGAGTTCTGCAATGAGTAAAATTATCAGAATGGAAATGGTTACTCTTTGGAAGAGAGCATTAAATGCAGCAAGGAGAACCATAGGCAAAGCACCTTTAGATAAAGAACCCTCTAAATCTTGGGAAGCTAAGATGCTTTTAGCTGAGCATAGTCCTATCAGACTGCTTGAGTATGAGTGGACTTGGGCTGATATTATGCAGTGGGTTACTACACACTTAGTAAGACACCATGAAGGCTGTGAAAAGTTTGTTCATACTCAAAGGGGAGATAGAAGAGCCATCTTAGATGAGTATAATGTATCTTCGAGGAATGAGCTGCCCCAAGGTGCAACAAATGATATGGATATGACAGCCAATGCTCAGGCTTTGATAAGTATATCAAGAAAGAGACTGTGTAATTGTGCATCTAAGGAAACAAGAGAGGCTTGGAAACAGGTACAAGATGCTATTAGGGAGGTAGACCCAGTAATGGCAGATAAGATGGTTCCAGAATGTATCTATAGAGGATTCTGTCCTGAATTTATGAATCCTTGTGGCTATGCAAATACAGAGAAGTATCAGCAGGACTTGAAGAGATACAGAAGCACTGACTATGATGAAAGTGGACATTTGATAAGTAATAACTAAAAAAAGTATGGCTTTTGGTACGAAGAAATCAGTTGTAGCTGCACCTTCTTTCAGTGAAAGAATGGCAAGCATTAAGTCTATGTTTAAGGCTGCACATGAGAATGCAAGTAATCTTCATGCAGAAATGGAGTCAGAGATTGCAAAGAAGGAATCTCAAATTGCTGCATTGCAGGAAGACATCAAAACTATTGGTGTTACTAAGCAAGAGGCTGAAACATTTATGTCTAATATAGAAAAGCTTATTTGATATGATTGAGCAAATAAATCAGTTAAAGCAAGGTTCCATTATTAGTGAGAGTTCTCACTATATTGTGAACAGAGTATCAGGCTCTAATGCTTGGCTTACTCATTTTGAAAGTGGTGAAGAGGTTCAGATTGGTATGAGCTATTTGAAGAACTATACTAATTCTGCTGACCTGTTTGAAACTACAGTAAAAGTAACTAAGGAAGATAAGAAGGATGGTACTCTTGGTATTAGAAGTATTTGGGAGAACATTCATTCTGGTCAAGTATTTACTGTATGCTTCAAGAAGCAGGATAAGCCTAAGAGTAAGAGGAAGTTACAGGAAGAGATTGATGCTATTGTAGAGCAGTTCTCAAATAGTATTGATACAGTTAAGAATAATAAGAAAGGTGTTGCAAATGCAGCAAAGAATCTTATTACTGAGTTGGTTAATAACCCTGTACTTCCTTATGAGGAAGGTGAAGATAGAGTTCTTAGAGGCTACAAGATTCAGTTTGAATCAAGAGATGGCAGATATAACTGCATTGATATGGACATACAACAAACAGATAAAGAGTCTGGAGTTAGACCTATCAATATCAACACCATTAAATATTTAATCTTTGATGGTGTCAAGTATGTAGTTGAATAATTCCTATAAGGGAGAGTAAGTTAAATACTTATTCTCCCTTTAGCTTTTTGAATAAAAGCTTGTGTATTACAATTAAATTCCTTACCTTTGCACAAATAATACTTTTAATTATATGAGTTGTTTAGTTATAACACCAGAAATTAGAGAATTAGCTAAGAAGTTTCCTAATGAAACAGAGCAATCAGTACTTAACTTGGTTAGCCTGTGGCAGGAAAAGAATAATAAGTCTATTGAGGATATTCCATCAGGTAGTGAACTCAATGATTTTATTAAGGGGTTGAGAAGTTCCAAAGTAGTCTCTAAAAGAGTAGAGGTTTTTTCTGGCAATTGGGCCAGACAAGATGTGGCTAATCAAACAAGTAAAGTATTCTTATTTGGTGATAATACTAATGACAGAGTAAATACTCACTATGTGCCTACTATGACCCAAGCAGTTATTAGAGGTCTTGATAATGCCATTGGTATTGATACTAAGAAGAATAGAGGAACCTCAGAAGATTCTTACTTTACTGATGAAGATTTTGATACCTTCAAGTCTCAAGTAGATGAGGCTATTCAGAAAGCTATAGATAGTGGCAAAACTATTGTTATCCCTGAAGGTGGAATAGGTACAGGTAAAGCTCAATTAAAGGAGAGAGCACCCAAGCTCTTTTCTTACCTTCAAGACAAATTAAATGCACTTAGAGAAAGTGCAGGGACTACAGATGCACTTAGCAGTTCTTTTGATACTCCAAGGGTTACTTCTGTTGAAGAGCAGCAGAAGGTGGACTTACTCTTTGACCCAAGAACAAGAAGAGATAGAGTGACACTTATTGCAAGATTCTTCAGTAATGAAGTTGATAATGCCTTGCAGGAAATGACTGATTCTTTGAAGAGAAGAATTGATGATGCCAGTGGTGTGGAGAAGGAAGAATTACAGGCTGAGCTTAATAGCTTGGATAGATTCTCTGCTATAAAGAAGTACACTCCTGCTGGTATATTCAAGAGAGTAGCTAACATCTTCAATTCTTATGTACAAGATACAGAAGAGGGCAGAATACAGCAAGAACTTAATGCAATCAATTCTATGAGAGGTGCAGATAAGTTCTCTGATGAGCAGAAATTAGAAGCTGCCAAGAAGAAAGCTGCTTATAAGAATCAGGAGTATAAGAAGATAGTTGATGACCCTTATGTCTATAAGGCTCTTGCTGAGGAAGCAAGTACTTTGCTTGTAATGACTGAGGGTATTAGGATAGACCCTAACTACATTGCACCTGCTGATGCAAACCTCAATGATGATGACCCTGATGGTAACAGTGAGGTAGATAATGAAGCAGAGGATTGGAGACAAGAAGAGGCTTATAAGGATGGATGGATGACTAATTTCAGACAAGTAAGTTCACATGAGTCTCTGTCACAAGCTGTAAGAAAAGTAATCAGACAAGTACCTAAACTTGACTATAGAGGCAAGTATGAAAAGGATGATTTAGGTTTCACAAGATACCTTGATGCTGACTATGTTCATGCTACTTTCATTGACAAGTTAAGGAACATGATTAACTCTGATGATATGCTTCCTTTGATGCAGGATTTGCAAAGAATCAAGCCTTGGGTTAAGCAAGTAACCAAGTTACTTCAAGGTGATGAGACTTTGTTCTCTCAATTCTACCAAGACTTCAGAAAGGATTTTATGCCTTACTGGGTTCAAAAGAAGAAGATGATGCCTGATGGTACTTTCAAGATGGAAACTATTGCCATCAATAAGCCTGAAGGTGTGTATTACCTCCTTGATACTTGGAGAGATAACTATGAGAATGGAGTACAGCTTGATGATGATAGTGTATATGAGAAGAATGGGGAAATAAACAAGGATAATGCAGCTAAAGGTTTACAATGGACTGAGACATTGAACAATATGTTCCAGAACCTTGATACAGAATCCAGACTTCAACTCTTGGAGAGAGAAGATGTATGGAATACCATAATGAAGTTGCTTCATATGTTAGGTATTGATGCCAATCCTTCTGTACTAAAGACTGCATTAACTGATATAAAGACAGCTCCAGGTATCACATTTACTGACCCAATCATGCTTCTTTTACCACAATTGAATGTTATATTTAGTGGTATTAAGAAAAGTGAAGTCAAATCTGAGACAAGGGAGGATGGTACTGAGAAGAGAGGAGACCTTATCAATACTTTTGGCTCTGCTTACAATATGATTGCAAGTATGATGGCAGAAGTAACTGAGGATGCTATTGAAAGTAGTGTCAGAGAAAATGATAAGTCTTACTATTCTCATGTTACTCCTAACTACTTAGGTAAACTTATTAAAAATCTCAAGAATGTTATGAATGACAAGGAGAGATTTGAGCAGTTTATGCAGACTGAGTTCAAGGATTATGAGTGGTTCTTTAAGGATGGCCATTGGAGAAATGACTGGCTAAGACAGCTTGCAGAGTCTGATGAATTGAGAAGAGGTCTTAACCATAAAGTAGTATTGAACTCTGATAAGGTAGACTATACTAATTGGGATGATTTGGATTATACTTTGGCTCTTCTTACAGAATATTGGGGAGACCCTGATTCTGCAAAGTCAAGTATAAAGTATGCTTGGTATCATGTTCCTATTCTTTCAGATAGCCCTTCTGCTGAGTTTATCAGATTCAGAAAGTACACAACAGGTGATGTGCTTGATGAAAATGGTAAGAAGAGAACCTATGATGATGTTATCCTTGACAAGTTAGTAGACTTGGTTAATCAAGAGTATGACAGAATTATGCTGGTTAGAGAAAGAGATGAGGCTTACCAGAGTGGAGATAAGAATGTAGAACCTATTGCAAACTATGATATTGTCAGAAAGGAAGATGGGAGTATAAAGAGTATGGGAGGTGCAGAATTTAAGTTCCTTCCTGCACTTAACAATCTCAGATATGACAATGGAGAGACATTCATTGATAGGCTAAGCAGACTTAAATCCAAGGGTACTGGTGCTGAACTTAGGAACTTTCTAAGAACTACTCTTAATGACATGATGGAAGATGGTTTTGAACAGACCTATAGAGATTGGATGAGGGTAGGACTTTTGGATGAGCTTCCTAATGGTAAGTACAAGTATCTTCCTTTTGAAGGTCAGTCCAAGCAGAATGCAATAACTGCAAAGGCACTTATCAAGGCTAAAGATGCCTTAGGTTCATTGTGGAATACCAATATGGAACTGATGCTTAGAGCCTATAACAATAATAGTGCTTTTGATAGTAGGGAAGCCAATAATCTGATGGAGCAGATTAAGAATTTGCTGACAGATAAGGCAACAAGAGGTGAGATGGAATTGAAAGATGCTCAGTCAATCTCAAGAAGCCTGTTTGTTAAGAACAATGCTAAGGATGCACTTAGAGAATACTATTGGAACAGTAAGTTAGCTACTTCACAAATTATCCAGCTTACTACTACTGACCTTGCCTTCTATAAGAACCTTGAGGACTTTCAGAAGAGATATAAGGAGGTTCATGCTCCTGCCCTTAGACTGAATACTAAGGCTACTTATAAAGGTGAGAGAATTGGTAGGGATTGGGAAAGAACCATCTACTTGAAGGATGATGAGATAGTATCTTCTGTACTTGAAGACATCAAGACTGTACTTGATGAAAGGGTTAGAAAAAATGAAATGACCAAGATAGACAGAGATAATATCATCAGTAAGTTTAGAAATGTGAATGTAGCAGATGCTCAGGCATATAGAAGTTTGAGTTCCTATAGGGCAATACTTGGTATGTCAGGTCAGTGGACAGATGATATGGAGCAAGCATATAACAACTTCAAGAATGGAGATTGGAATATTAAAGACTTCAATATCATTTGGCAGACTAAGAAGCCTTATGTTTATACACAAGTCAATAATAACAGTGGCATTGAAGGTCATACTGGAATTAAGACTCCTGTACAACATAAGAACTCAGAGTTCCTATTACTTGCTATGCACGAGCTAATTGCTGGTCCTTTAGGAAGGTCAGGTAAGCTGAAAGCCATAAATAAGTTTATGGAGGATAATCAGATTGATGTAGTTCAGTTTGAATCTACTACTAAGGTTGGAAAACAAGGTGTAATAGATTTGAATGATGTTAATACAGAGGCTGATGTAATTCAAAGACTTAAAGATACCACAGGTATTGGATTTGGTAATGAGAATCCCAATGTGGTACATAAGGTGTCTTATGAAGATTATGGTATTCAGACTGCAACTCCTGAACATGCTATTGATGCTGTTCAGTTGGTAGGTACTCAGATTAGAAAGCTAATTACTGCTGACATCTCTGATGACACAATCATTGAGGTTAATGGTAAGAAGATGACTAAGAAAGAGTGGCTTGACCTGTATAATGCCATCAATACTGAGAATATTCTTCAAGCATTTGCTGATGTAGATAAGATATTCAAAGACCCAAAGAAAGTAGAAGAAATCTTACTTGAAGAGATAAGAGGTAATCAAAGATATGGTATGGATATGATGAGGGCTTGTACTCTTGATGAGAACAATAACTTCAATATCCCTCTCTTTGACCCTGTACAATCTCAAAGGGTACAGACACTTCTTAATAGTGTAATCAAGAGTAGAATCACTAAACAGAAGATTAGAGGTGGAGCTTTAATTCAGGTATCTGATTATGGCTTAACTGATGAACTTCATGTAGTATTTGAAGGTGAGGGTGCTAACAAGAGGATTAAGTATCTTGAGTGCTATATGCCTGCATATAGTAGAGAGTTCTATGAGCCTCTTATGGACCCAAATACTCACCAGCTTGATGTAACTAAACTTCCTGATGACCTAAGAAAGTTGATTGGCTATAGAGTTCCAACTGAGGATAAATATTCAATGGCTCCTCTGTATATTAAGGGATTCCTTCCTCAACAGAATGGTTCTGCAATCATGCTTCCTGCTGAGATTACTACTCTATCAGGTTCTGACTTTGATGTGGATAAGATGTATATCATGTTACCTGAGTTCAGAGTTAAGAAGTATGATATGAGACAGGCAAGAGAAGACTATGCAAGAATGAATAGCTTATTCAATCAAGTATTGTCACAATTCACTCATAGCCAGTTGGCAGAAGATATTCTCAATGCAGATACTGATGACTTTAAGGAATGGTTCAAGGAGAATAAGGAGAAGTACAGACTTGCCAAGTCTATTATAAGTAAGGTAAAGTATGACTTCAATAAGTCTCCACAGGAGAACAATCTTGAGGCAAGAAATAACTTGCTGATAGATATGATGTATGGAGTCTTGACTAATGCAGATACAGCTTCAAAGATTCTTAACCCAGGTGGTTTTGACTATCAGAAGAAGTCTGCAAGAATAATGACTATTCTCAATGATTCTTATGAGAGTGACTTGGCTCAAGCATTAAAGGATATGGGTATAGAACTTAATAAGACTGTACAGAAAGGTGGAAAATCTTATCCTAAGTCTATTGCTTCATACCTATTTGACTTAGACCTTGATACTCTTGATAAGTTGGCAGAGAAAACAAAGGTCAAAATGGACCCATTATCACCAAGAACTCAAGTAATGTTGCATCAACAGAACATGACTGGTGCTAAGTTGATTGGTATTTATGCCAACCATAATGCAAACCATGCTTTGATGCAACATACTCAGTTGGCTTTGGATGAAGAAAATGGCTCATTTGTATTGAATGGAAAGAGACTTACATCTCTACATGATATTATGAATGGTGACAAGGAATTTATCTCAAAGAATAATGCTGGATTCTTGGCTGCTTCTGTGGACAATGTTAAAGACCCTGTGCTTGCAGCACTTAATCAGAATACTTTCACTGCTGATGCTTCTATGCTTCTTTCAAGGTTAGGTTATAATCCTATTGAGATAGGTCTGTTGATGATGCAGCCTATAGTTCAAGAGATTACTCAGACCTATTTTAGAGAGAGTAGAGAAGGTAAAGGTAAAGATACCATCATTGATGAAGTATTGGATAAGTATAAGGAGAAGGCTGCTCTTAATAATGACTTGACTTATGATAACTACAAGAATAATAGCTTCTACATTGAAGAGCTTGCAGATAATATAATGCTTGCTAAGGAAGTTGTTACTGACAGGTCTCAGACTTCTGATTTCAGAAAGATTGAGTTCTATCAGAAACAAGTTGCAGTTGGATATTTGTTCAAGAGAATTATGAACTCTGCTGATGCTTTGGGACAGTTAGTACAGGCTACAAGGTCTGATACCCAAGGAGGTGCTGCTGGTCCTACTATTGCAGATACAGAGTTGAAGATGCAGAAGGTGAAAGACCTGTTAGACCAAATAGAGAATAATGACAAGTTCTCATTGAAGAATGCCAATGTAATACTTGATGGTCTGTTATCAGACAATCCTGACACTCTAAGAGAAAGACTATTGTCAGCTCCTCTTCCTTTCTTACAGGCTTTCTATACTCTTGGCTTGCAGAAGACAGAAGAAATGTTAGGGTCTTATTTCCCTCAATATACTGAATCATTCAGAACTGTAATTGATAACCTTAGAGACATGACTAAGACTAGTAAGTTGAATGTAAAGACTATGAATAGTATTTATAATGACCTGCTTGCCTATATCATGTCAAAGAATGGATTCTTTGGTTCTGAATTGATTGTAAACCCTGACTCAGAAGTAGGTGATATTATTGTAACTTCCTCTGATAAGAGAAAGGATTTCATCAATAACTTCCCTGAATACTTCAAGAGAGTGGTTACAGATAATGAGGATATAGCTGACCTTGAATTTATTAAGAGACTCAAGGTAATCAGGGCAAATGACAGTAATCCTGTAGACACAGTAGTGTTTAAGAATGTAGGTCAGTTAAGTCCTACTTTGAGAGAAAGATATATGAGGGATTGGGCATCTCTATTATATATGAATAACCCAGAAGCTCAGAAACTTGCTCTTAATCTATTCAGATATAGCTATTATAGAAATGGCTTTGCATTTGGACCTTCAACCTTCATCCATTTGGCACCTGTGGCAGTGAGAAATGCTATCCCAGAGTACATAAGTACATTGAGAACTCTCTTGTCATCAAGTGATGATTATAGTCAATTTGTAGACCAATATGTCTATAACCACTTGGATAACAGAAAGTTGGTTCCTGAAATCCCTGATACAGCCTCTGTCCAGTTCATAGGAGAGGATAATGAAGTTAAGGATGAAGTTACATTTGTGATTGATGATAATGCTACCTTTGGAGATAAGAAAGTTATCAAGAAAAGGATAGATACTCCTGATGGTCCTGCTTATGACTTCTTTAAGTATATAGGTAGAAGAATCAGAGGAAGTTATGTCTATTACAAACTATCATCTGTAGGTACTGAACAAACTAATGTTGCAACCTATGAAAGGATTGAACCATTAGGTTTCAGAAACAGCTTCATTGAATATGAATATGGTAAGGATGTGGAAGAGATGGAAACTGTAATTGAAAAGAACAGGAAAGATTATGACCCTTATGCAGATACATTGTCAAGATTTGACCTTGGAGATGCTGAGGTTGATTATGATTCTATGCCTGACTATCAAGATATGCCTCAAGAGTATTGGGATTCTATTCCAGAGGTAGATACTGATGCTTTCCAACAGGTATATGGTACTCCTCTTGATACTTCTGCTCCAAAGGCTGATGATGTAACAGCTATTCAGCCTAATACGGAGTATAAGGATGAGAATGGTGATAGTATTTGTGGTGCTCCAACATTATATAGTTTATAAGATATGGCAAGAAGTTGTGCAATTATTCCAAAGGTAAAGAATAGAAATGGTCAAGTAGTGGACAGCAAGTTATTTAAGGACTTGCTGTCCTTCACTTCAAACAATAGAAGTGAGGCTACAAGACTATATCTTATTACAAAAGCTGACTCTTTTATAAGAGACTGGAATCCAAGGCTAACATTAGATGAAAACAATGAACCTACATTGAGGAGTTTGCTAAAGCAGACTAATCTCAGTAAAGTCATTCCAGAAACTAAGGTACTTGAGAGACTTAATAGGGAGATTGGGTACTATAAGAAAGGAATGGACAGACCAGCCCTATGGGTAAACAATGATGAGAATTATCAAAAGTTGAAACAAAGGGCTATAGCCTTTAATCAGAACTCAGAGTATAGGGATGATTATGTGGCTAATATAGTTAAGATTCAAGACAGTGAATCTCCAAGAGTATTCATTGGAGTAAAGGTTGAGAAGAGAAACAGGCTTAACTCTATTAATGCAGATAAGATGGAATACAATGAAAACCTTAATAATAGGTTGAGGGGTATTCTTGAGTCTCATGGAATAGGGATTGGTGCTCTGACTGACCTTGAAAAGAGAATGGGTATTCATGGTGTGACTGACTTTGATGTTGCAAGAAATGCAGCAAATGGTCTTGTTGAAATGATTAGGCTTGCTAATGGTATTCAAGGTGAAAGAGCACTTCCTGAGGAATTTGCACACTTTGCCATTGAAGCTATGGGTGATAATCCACTTATCACAAGACTTATCAATAACATATCTTCCAATGGGCTGGCAAGAGAAATTATAGGTGAGGACTATGATACCTATGATACTTTATATCATAGTGATGAGACTAAGTTGGCAAAAGAAGCTGCGGGTAAACTACTTGCAAAGCATCTTCTTCAAGGTGAGAATATTCCATCTGCTCCTTATAAGAATCTACTGCAAAGAGTAATCCAAGCAGTTAAGAGTTTCTTTAAGAATATTAGTGCAAGTCCTATACAAAGAGCCATGAAGGAGGCTGACAGGAACTTTGGTTCTTTAGCACAGCAAATACTTAATGGCAGCATGGATGAGGCTATTGATATTAGCAATATAGCTTCAAATGGGGTATTTTACAGTACCTCAGAGAGAGTGGCAAGAGATAAGAAGTTACTTCAAGGAATCATTGAGAATGAGTTGAAGAGATTGAAGATTTATGAAAAGAGAAATCCTAATAGCCAGTTTAGTGCTAATCAAAGGTTACTCATTGATAGATTGGATATTGAATTAGCTGATAACAATGAGATTGAGGGTATTTATACTTTTGTAGAGAATGCTCTTGAAGAATTGACTAAGGTAAGTGACAGACTTACTATGCTACAGAATACACCTGCTCCTAATATTAATGAGAGAGCCAGAGTACTAAGAGATGTTAGAAACTACTTGTATAGTTACAAGCATATTACTGATGACATTAGAAAGGCTCTTATTGATGAAGAGAAGTATGCAGACAATAGATATGGTCAGAGAGTAAGGGTAGTATTGGATAATACAGCCACATTGCTTGGAGACTTATTTGTTAGATACAATGAGGTATCAATGCCTCTCTTTGTTGATTTCATTAAACCTTTTGTAGGAGAAAGTATAACTGTTCCTTTTGGCAAGTTTAAGGGCAAGACTATGAGTGCTGAAGACTTGGTCAAGGTAGCTGATAAGGACATATCTTTCTTTGATAGATGGCTTGATTCTATGGCAGACTCTTCAGATTATATGCTGAAAGTTATGGACCAAGCTGTCAAGAAGAGTAAAGAAAATGCAAGGTTAGAGACTATCAATGTTATGAAGGAGCTTCAAGCTGCTACCATTAAGTTAGAGCAAGCTGGAGTTAAGAACACTGATTGGATGTTTGAAAGAGACAGTAAAGGCAATCTTACAGGTAATTATATCTCTGAGATTAATCAAGGTCTATTCAAAGAGAAAGTCAGGGAAATGTTCAAGTCTCTTAATGAGAAGTATGGTAAGAATCCTGTAGGAGATAATGCAGAGAAGTACAGAAAAGAGAGACAAGCTTGGTTTGATGCTAATATGGAAGTAGTCAATGGAAAGAAGCAACCTAAAGTATCAATCTATGGCAATAAGGCTTATCAGAACTTGAATCCTGCCCAGAAAGAATACTACAACAAGGTTATGGAGATAAAAGCTAAGCTGGATTCATACCTTCCTGACAAGTACACTACCTTAACTAATGCAGTTAAAATCAGAAAGGACTTACTTGAAAGAGTAAAGGCATCTGATGGTGTAAAGTCAGGTAGTACACAAGTATGGGAAGCTGTTAAAGACCAATTCATTAGAAGAACAGATGACATTGAGTTTGGAGATAGGGCTACAGTGAAGGACTTTGAAGGTAAAGAGGTGCAAGTACTCCCTATCTACTATACTAAGATGAAAGAGGGTGAAAGTCCTAATGACCTATCTACTGATATAGTATCTACTCTTACAGCTTATGCAGCTATGGCTAATGACTTCAATGAAATGAATAAAGTAATTGATGTTCTTGAGCTTGGTAGGGATATGCTAAAGGAGAGGGAGATTATACAGACAAGAGGTGGTAAACCACTGGTTGAGAAGTTTAAGTCTGTAGGTAGGAGAGTAGAATCTACTCTCACTAAGTCTGGTGATGAAACAAGATTTATGCAGAGACTAAATGACTTCTTTGAGATGCAGGTCTATGGTAGATACATGGCTGATGAAGGCACATTTGGTAATACTAAAATTGATAAAGGAAAGGTGGCTAACTTTGTTAATAGGATGACTTCTCTTAATACATTAGCTGTCAATGTACTATCAGGTATTTCCAATGTGGCTACTGGTGGAGTTATGATGAGGATTGAATCTTTCTCTGGAGAGTTCTTTAATGAATCTAATACTCTAAGGGCTGACAGGAACTATGGTCAAGCTCTACCTGAATTTCTTGCAGAGATTGGTAATAGAGTCAAGACAAGCAAACTTGCTTTGTGGGATGAATTATTCAATGTAATGCAGGAGTATGAAACTGATGTTAAGGAAGTAAATTTTGACAGAAAGACTTGGTTCAGTAGAATGTTTGGTACCTCTGCTTTATTCCTTATGAATAATGCTGGTGAACATTGGATGCAGAATAGAACCTCATTAGCACTTGCAGATGCTTATAAAATGAAAGCTCCTGATGGTAAAATAGTGTCTCTATGGGATGCTATGGAAGTGGTTCCTATTGATAAGAATAACAAGAAGTTAGGTGCTAAATTGCAGTTAAAGCAAGGCTATACTAAAGAAGATGGGTCTGCATTTACAAGAGATGATATTATAGCATTCAGTAGGAAATCTGCTGCTATAAATCAGAGAATGCACGGTATTTATAATAAGGCTGACAGAAGTGCAGTACAAAGGTTAGCTGTAGGTAGAATGGGTGTTATGTTTAGAAAGTGGGTGAAACCCTCACTTAATAGGAGGCTCAAATCAGCATCCTACAATATGGATTTACAGGCTTGGACTGAAGGATATTATGTGACTACTGGAAGATTTCTCCTACAGTTAGCAAGAGAATTAAGGAAATCACAATTTGATATTGCTTCAGATTGGAAGAATCTTTCAAGAACTGAGAAGGCTAATATTAAAAGAGCTGTAACAGAAGTTGCTCATTACTTAGCTGTGATAACAGTACTTGGATTGATTGACTGGGATGATAAAGACAACAGACCTTGGCTTACTAAGATGGTAGAATACCAGCTTAGGAGATTAAAGACTGAAACTGGTGTACTTATTCCAGGAAAGCCTATGATAGATGAAGGCTTGAAGATTATGAAGTCTCCAGCAGCAGCTATTCAGACTATCCAATCTACACTTGATTTGATAGGATTGATAAATCCTATGAACTATGAGGTGTTTGCAGGAGAGGATGCTATACTTCAATCAGGTCAATTTGAAGGCAAGAGCAAGGCATATAGGTTGCTTATGAAGAGTCCATTAATGCCCATGAGGAATACAATCACAAGGGGTATAGACCCTGAATTGGCAATACCTTATTTCAAACAATAAGAGAAAGAGGAGAGAAATCTCCTCTTTTTTTTTATTCACTATAAATAATTTATTTATCCACTTGCATATTAGTGGATTTATTTGTATCTTTGCAGTGAACAATAAAAACATATAATATGGAAGAAATTTGGAAAGACATTCCTAACTATGAGGGAATTTACAAAGTGAGTAATTTAGGAAGAGTTAAATCTCTCGGAAGAAGGGGGAAAGGATGTAGCATTGAAGATATTATACTAAAGCCCTCTCTTAATAGAGGTGGATATGAGATGGTTAATCTAAAAGATTCCAACCATAAAGCCAAGTGGTTCACAGTCCACAGATTAGTGGCAATGTGTTTCATACCTAATCCTAATAATTATGGGGAAATAAACCATAAAGATGAGGTTAAGAGTAACAATATTGTGTCTAACCTTGAGTGGTGTACAAGAAAATACAATGTTGGATATGGGACTGTTAGGGAAAGACAGTCTAATAATAAAAAAGGACAATCTAATGATTGGCTTAATAAGCCTATCATGCAATATAGCTTGAATGGAGAATTTATTGCTGAATATGATTCTACCACTCAAGCAGCTAAGGTATTATCCCAAACCTTAAATAAAGATTGGGAAAAGATAAAGAAAGCAATTAATAACCAGCTAAGGAAATACCCTGATGGTAAATCCTGTGGCTACAAATGGAGGTATAAAAATGTGTGAATTAGCAGCAACAATTATTTGTGCAGGAATCTTTTGGTTCTTATTTAATCCTAACAATGCAAACAAGACATAAAAAGATGGGAGAGTGAGTAAATTAAGTTTTACTCCTCTCCCTATTTTTTTTTTATATAAAATGAAAGGGTCAAAAATACCCCTATACTAATTACAGCATAGGGCTATTCTTGACCCCTTTATAAAAAATTTCAGCCTACTGATTAAAAGGCTATACACTTGATAGCTTGGTCTCTCTCCTCTTGAGAAATTGAATCAAACTTCTCTGCTGTCCAACCTTTCTTTAACAAATTCTCTTGCATAGAATCACTTAAAGTATTGAATGATGTAGTAGTTGAAGTAGCACCTCTCAATTCACTGATAGTAGGAACTTTGAATGTGCTATCTGCATACTTACCTTCATTAATTCTTCTATAGTAATCTATCAAGGAAGGTCTAAAGTTATTCCAGTTAGTAACCTTAACAAAGAGTTCCTTGAAGAAATCAAGTATTCTCTTACCTAAGCCCCTATTCTGTCTTGTCATTACATACTCTCTGAATCCTTCTGCCATATCTTCCTCAAGAGAGAGATTATCTTTCTCACCATATAACTTTCTTGCTTCATCATATAATGCCTGTCTCTCATTATTGTCAAGAAGGAGATTAAATACAGCATGGAATGCTTCATGGTATGCAGTACCTTCAGCAGCTATGTCAGACAATGTGATTACACCTTTATCAAATTGACCCCAAGCTAAGGCACCTTGTCTGCCTACTTTAATAAGACCTTTTACTACTTGTACTCTATCATTCTCACTTAATTGAGGTAGTACTCTACTCAACCAATTAAGTTCCTTTTCCTGATTCCATACTGTAGCTTCTGTGTCATCTACTCTTCTTAAAGTAAATTCATCCTCAAACTCTTCATCATGGTCATTAATTGCCTGTTCCTTTTGGGCAGTATAGGCAGCACCTGTCTGGGTATTACCTTGATTAATAGTTGCAGGAGTCTCTACAGTAGTAATAGGAGCAACACTTACAGTAGGTACTGCATCAGGGTCAAACAATATAGTCTTTTCTGATGCTAATTCCTTAACTTTCTGAGGCTTAGCTTCAAGTCCCTTCCTAATTGCATCCTCAACTTGTGATTGGGTCATACCCCCCTGCACAGGATTATTCTTCAAGAATAAGAATGTCTTACCATTAGGGAATACTGCATAGAAGCTATTTGAAGCTACATGAGCAGCTTCCTTACCAAATCCCTTTGTAATATTAGGAACCTTAGTTACATGAACTTCAACCCCATCAATTACAGTCAGTGGTGTAACATATCCCTTGTGTAATTTGCCATCCAACTCAAAGTAACCTACTCCCTCATCAGCATTATTCATACTGTGTTCAGGTGTTAAATCCTCAATAGGATTTTGTGTCTCTAATGAGGTTTCAAAAATAGGCAATACTGTCTGAGCCTGTGCTGGAGTGGCAGGAGTTTCTGTAGATTTATCTACCTTAACTGCACTTGCTAAAGGTACATTAACAGCAGGATTGTATGCAATAGGAATACCTCTTTCACTCTGTACTGCTGATACATTCTCCTTATCATAACTCAGTACAAATGGCATTATAGCTAACTTAGTAACTGGTACACCATACTGAGATTCAAAGAGGTTCTTGTATGCAGAAAGTTGTAAAGTATAATAATCCTTTGCACTCATCCTTTGAGCAGCAGATGGAGTAGTAAAGTAATTAACCTTATGACCATATCTGTCTGTAAAGTCATAGAAGCTGTATCTACTTGTCTTTACATCATAAATCCTAAAGTTACCATCCTTATCAACAGAAAGAATATCAACCTCACCTGCAACTCTTGTGCCATCAGGATACTTTTGGAACAATACAATATTGTCAGCAAGGAACCTTTCCCTCATTTGCTCCATATTTGATTTAACTCTGTTGAGAGTAGTAATCAAATCTATAAAAGCATTCTCTGACATATTGGATGGCTTTACTATCTTAGATACATCTCTTATAGTAAAGTACTGTCTGATGATACTATCTACTGCTGAACCAGCATCAAGTGCCCTTTGTGAATTAGTACCAGACATCTTGTCTCTTACTATATTCACAATAGTATCTCTACTCTTGGCATCAGTCTTACCTCTGTAGGCAGTCAAGTCTACCTTAAACTTGTTCTCCAAGTATTTCAGGTAATTCTCATACTGAGTAGGATTATCTACAAACTTGCTAAGATTAAGTCTTGCTAATTCAAGAGCCTTTGTCTGCTTGTCAAATTCTACCCAATTAGAGCCTAATCTGCTATGTACTCTACTATACTGATGATATTCACCATCATCTTCAAGTACATAATAAAATTCTCCATCAGTCCTTGTCTTGTCTATTCTCTTTTGGTTCTCATATATTTCACTGATAACCTCCTTAGACTTGGCAACCCTATCCTCTCTTTCTTTCTTCCTGCCTGCAATAGCATCCTTTACATCCTGTGCTTCCTGACCACTAAGATATGTCTGCTTACTTCTATCAAGTACCTTACCATCAGGGGTAAGAACCTTGTTATCTACCATCATTGATGAGTTAGTAGAATCCCCAAAGTTATCTTGTGCCCAAGCCAAGTCAAACAATATTCTATTACTGTCAGTAACTTCTACAGTCCTGCCTTGGTCATCTCTGATAGTGTTTGTCTTTAAGTCTACATAGTATGGCTTATTTGAGAATACAGATACTATTCTTGTGCCTGCAATAGCACCCTCAGTACCTCCTACAGGAGTTTCTACTTTCCTCTTAGGTTGAGGGGCTACAGAAGCTGGACTTATAGCCTGATGCAGATTACCTTCATTATCAAAGTAATCAGTTGTAAACCAATTACTTCTCACTGAAGCCTCAGTAATATTTGAAGTAAGGATATTAGAGTTTATCAATCTGTTGTTATATGCACCTTCATTTATTCTCCTTGTACTGACCTGCAAAGGAAGATTAAACTTAATAAGGTGTCCAAGTATTTCATTGTATATATCCTCAGGATTCTTAGGAGTACCTAATGCACTTGTATCTCCCAAATCCTCAAGAGCAGTTACATCAAAGTTTATACCTCCAATCTCTGCACTCTTACTACTTGTAGAGAAATATACATCATACTTATCCTCCTTGATTTGCTCCTTTCCATTAATGATTACCTTCTCATAAGTACCATCTGGCTTTCTTACCTTCTTACTGATAACAATACCATCACCTGCCCTACTACTGAACCAAGTGACCATAATATCCTGCATATATAAGTCTTGTGCTAAGTCTTGCATAGCAGCAGATACATCATCCTGTGATGTAGCAGTTGATAACTTAGTAATGGCATTCTTTATATCCTCTCCAACAGGAGTAGAACTTACTGAACTGTCATTTAGGTTGAACTCCTCATTATTGAAGTGCTTAACTCTTACAGCAGCAGGAGAATACTTACCAGCTCCATTAGGTATAAGCAGATATAATCTACCTTCCTTTTGGCTCATATCCACTGGCTTGATGATAAGACTATCATCAATCTTACCATTAGTAGTAAGAACACCATTCTTTATAATTCCAAAGATAGGCTTTCTATCAGTTGAAGATACATTAGGTATCTCAGATAAACTCCTTTCAGTATTACCATAAGGAATCCTACCTACCATTACCTTAGATACCTTTGTAACAGGTGTGGCAATAAACTTACCAGTCTTATTCTGTCTATTAGCATACTCACCTCTTATCTTCTCTTCAAGACCCTTCAAACCCTCATACCTTGAAACACTGTAATCAGATTCATCCAAACTACCTACTACTTGGTTGTTTCTCTTGTCTACAATGAAAATTGTATTCTCATTATAGTCTGGGTCAATCATAAAGACAAGTTCATCACCTGCTTTTAGATTACCCTCATTTACATATCTGAATGCTCCTTGGTCTCTTAGATAACCATAAATGCCAGAGAAGTCTACATTCTTTTCTCTCTCACTTACTACAATATCAAATGGTCTAAAGTCTCCTTCCTTACTTGCCTCTATGTGTAGTTCAGGTATAGCAGGTCTATAGAATTGATTAAGAGTATCTCTACTTGGTCTTTGTGGAGTTTCTACCCTTTCATTGGCTTTCTTATTCTCCTCATTAACCATCTCAGCAGTTATATTACCTACAGGTAATTCTGTTGTAGGCAAATCCTCACTACTTGTTACAGTAGGAGTAGTAGATGTACCACTATCTCCTGTAGTATCTCTTCTATCATCACCTCTCACAGTTCCCTCTCTTTTCTCTACAGGCTTCTTATATTCAGGTGAGAATCTATCCTTAAATCTATTGTCATTATTTACCTGAGACATTGCATTTTGCAAAGCATATTGAGCCTCTTGGAATCTTGTTGCAGACAACTCAACATCACCCTCAGAATCTTCATCAAAGGCATTCTCATTATTGATATAAATTGAATTAGGATTAGCCAACTGTTCAAGGTTTTCAGAGTTACTGAACTGGTCTTGAAGGAGCTTCATAGCATCTTGCTTAACCTGTGGTTCTGCATCTGACTCATTAAGAACTCTTCTTACCTCATTATTGTATTGTGAAGTTTCTCTGTAGTTCTTAGCCATCTCACTACCTTCATCCTCAAGTTCTTTTAGAACTCTATCCCTATTCTCTATATCATCTTGGGTATCTATGATACCCCTGAACTCTTGTAAATTCTGTGCAGCATTCAAAGATACCTTTAGGTTATCAGATTTCCTCTTGGTCTCTTGTTGTGCAGCTTGCTCATCAGCTCTTGCATGGTCTTCTACTTGCTTTTGAGGATTCTCAAGATACTCTTTCAGCTTTGCATTATATGTCTTTGAGGCATTACCTAACTTAACAATATCATTCAGCTTAGTTGTAATATCTTCTTTCTCATCTGCACTAAGTACAGTCTCATCTACCTCATTAATCTCCTTAACAAGACCATCTACAAACTTAGGATTAGTTGCCAATGTATGAGCCAATGTCTTATCATCCTGACTTCTTACAAGATTAAGAGTATTTATTGCACCTTGAATAGCTCTTACATTTTCATCTGCTTGTCTGTATCTATCAGTTAAATCAGCATGGGCAGCACCTTCAAACTCTCTTACTTGCTCATTAAATCTAAGGAATGAATCTAAGTTACCTAATACACTACTTATTGCAGATTTTACTTCTCCAGACATGGCTGTTGCTCTCTCAGACCAGTTACCTATCTGAGATTTCATCCAAGTCAATTCTTCAAGCTGGTCATCTGATAATTGCTGACCTGTCTTAATATCAAGCTCATCTTTTATCTTCAGATAATTGTTGATAGTATTGGTCATTTCATCATGGTTCTGCTGCAACTTCTCTATCATTTCCTGCTTGCCTTCTGGAGTAGCATACATAGGATTGCCATTCTTATCAACAAATGGACCTACCTTAGAACCATCCTCAAGAGTAGTTGTAGTGTTCTCTACAATAGAGGCAAGGTTCTCATCTGATGTATCAAATGCTGTATCAATTAAAGTAGTGAGGTCTTCCATCCTACCTGCATTATCAAACATGGCAATATCAGATACTAATTGAGCATGTTCTGCATTCTTAAAGTTGAACTCATCACCTTCCTCAGCAGCTCTATTCATATCATTCTGATACTTATTATGCCTGATAAGACCTTGATAGTAGTTCTTAAATTCAGGAGAGTTTATCCTGCTATTCATGTAGTTAGCAATCTCATTCTCTCTTGCTATCTTCTCATTATAGTCTCTCCACTCATTTATGGCACCACCCTCAATAGTAATAGGAGATTGTAGTGAACCTGACTCACTTCTAACCCCTCTAAATCTTGGCATACCTAATGCACCTGTCAAAGAACCAATAAAGAACTCTTCCCACACAGAGCCATCATTTACTGTCTCATTGATTCCCTCAGCAAATGATTTAGTCCAACTTAGAGTCTCCTGTGCAGCCTCTGGGTCAGTCTTTGACTTATAGAAGTTGTTTACATCAGTAGAGTAATAATTACCTGCTATTCTACTTGCAGCACCCTGTGCCATTTCCTCAGTACCTTCAGATAATGCACCCTTTGTTATTGCAGTAGCAGCACCTAATCTTGTAGTACCAGCAGTATATTCTCCTGCCTTACCTACTATATTAGTAGCCTTTCTTGCAGTCTTGAATCCATTAGCATATAACTTGCCAAACTGAATTATATTAGATGCAGTAAGGATAGGTATATTCATAAGCAAGTCTGCATTACCCATCTTTAGTCTATCCTCATTCAGTTTACCAAGTGCTGCATTGTAAGCTTCTCTTTCCCTTGCAATAGCATCCTGATATTTTACATAAGCTGGGTCTACAAACTGATTGCCTTCTACACCACTTCTTACAAGCTCCTTTCCTGCATTAGCTTCATATTCAGCCTGTATTGCATCTAACCTTTCCCTTAGACTGTCATCAAGCTGTGCTTTATGAAGCTCAAACCAATCCTTACTATTATTGAGTGCTTCAATTCTGCCCTCATTTACTGCTGAGATAGTAGCACCTACAGCAGTATTAACTATTGCTGGAGCCTTTGAAGACTTAGCAATAGCACCAATGAATTGAGGTAGCTTAGTTACCTTCAATCCAGCAGCAGTAACACCACCACTGTAGAAAGCACCTACTGTAAAACCTAAGTTCTTGATAAACTTATCACCTAAGAAGTTAGCAGTGAAGATATTTTCATACCAAGGTTGTTCTTGTTCTGCTCTTGTATAATAGTTAGGTAGTGCCTGCTCAGACCATTCATTAACAGACTGCATAGCCTTAGAGAAGTCATTATCCCAAAGACCAGACCATCTACCTTCACCTATTGCAGTACCAGCTCCAAGCACTAAACCTACAGTACCATCAAGGAAAGTAGTACCTGCAAGTATAGCACCTTTAGCAAGACCTGCTCCTATTTGTGCATACCAAGGTTGATTATTAGCTCTTATATCCCCTAACTCCTGAAACTGTGCTTCAGTTGCAGTAGACTCATCAAACATACTCTCACCCCAAGGTGTAGTAGTCCCAGACAAGGGACTACTAATTTCCTGTTCTGCTTGCCTATAAGGGTCATAGAGAGTAAAGGAACTTGCCCTTTGTCTCCCATTCATTATAAAATCTCTTACCTCAGGGCTAACATCTTCCCCAAATTGAGCATTATTAGCCTGTTTTAATTGATTGAATCCTTGAGGACCAGTCTTGGTAATATCTATATCCTTTACTTTAGTTTCTTTTGCCATATCTTAATATCCATAAGGATTAAACTCTTGTTCTTTTGTCTTATTCTGTACTCCTAATTGAGAATGGAATAAATAAGCCTTCTGTAATACTTCTGAATAATATCCTTGCAAAGCAGCTTTGTCTCCTTGAGACAAATTTGGATTTTGTAATGCTTGCTGAACCCTAACTGCCTCACCCATCATTTCATCCCTATATTGTTCATTATATGGATTTATTCCACTTGGCATTCTAAATCTTCTCGTATGACCCTTGTCATCCTGTATCATTACAGTAGCACCATAAGGACTGAATCTTGTAGCAGTTACTTTGTACTTATCACTCTTCAAGTCTTCCATAGTGATTTCCTCACCTGTATCCTTGAATTTCTTAGACTTGCTATCATAATCTACTTCTTTCAGACTTAATCCTCTACCAGCAGTCATAATAGCATCCTTCATATCACCCTGTTGGGCACTTGCAATAGGATAGTCATACTCAGTAACTCTTGTAGCATCATATCTTGCAGTTCTTGCTACTGGAGTGTTATTTACATAGTTATTCCATAGGTTGCCTATCCTTACAGAGTTCCAACCAGCTCCTTCTTCCATTCTCATACTTCCTCCTATACTATCCAAGAACTTTTTGAATGGAGTAGGAGTAAAGGGCCTACTGGCTTGTGTCATCTGAGTTTCAGCATTCATTAGTCTTGCAGTGCCTCCTCCTGAGCCTGATGTAGTTACTCTTGGAGTAGCATTTCTTCTATACTCATTTAGACCTGCTTCTGTAAGCCTTACTCTACCTTGTGCATCAGTGTAGAAATACTTAGAGTATTTCTTTACATTATCCTTATAGGTTTGCTCATCCTTACTTAGTTCTCTACTACTGTAGATATTCAAAGGATTGATAGCTAAACTATTAAGTCTTGCTTGTTGTGCAGCAGCAGCTTTCCTTTGCTCTGCTCTCTTCTGCATAGCCTCTTGTTCAGCAAGTTTAGCTCTCCAATTATCAAGAGTCTGGTATTGAGTCTCACCAACTGCACTCCATAGACCTTGCTTAGCATAGTCAATAGCCCTTGCAATAGTAGCTTGGTCTCCCCAGTTCCTAACTCCACTTGAATTAATGGCATCTTCAACAATTCTTGTAAGTTGAGGAGCAGCATTAGGATTATCCTGTATAGCCTGTAATACTGCCTGAGAACTGAAGCCCTTTTGCATCATAGTCTCATAGTATGAATTACCTAAGATACTCCTCCATTTCCTTGGCTTCTCTTGCATTTCCTTAGCTAATGCAGATGCAGCACTTGCAGCCTGTGCAGTAATTAGCTTGCCTGAATAGGATTCATAGGCTAATTGAGGATTCCTTATATAGTCATCAAGGCTTGTAGTTGAAGCTCTCCTACTTAACATCAATGTTGGGTCTTGAAGAAGTGCTTTTTGTTGCTCTTCTGCTTGCTTCTGTCTTGCTGTATAGGCTTGTTCAATAGGAGTTATCTCCTTACTGTACCTTGCTCTCATATTGAGCATATCCCTTCTACTTGCAGCATTAAGTCCTTCTCTTGCTAACTGACCTGCTTGCTCTTCAAGGTCATTTGCATAGGTCTTGTACATCTTGTAAGCATAAGGGTCAGTCTGTTCATTAGCCATTTCTTCCCATACACTTGCCTTAGTAGCAAGCTCTCCATACTGGTTCTCCAACTCTTGATGAGCCTGAGTAGCCATCAAGGTTGGAGCCAGCATCTCTTGATAAGAGAATGGCTTGAATTGTGAATTTATTACTAAACTATAATTAGCCATATTACTTCTTCTTAATAGTTAAATAACCACCCTTAGCTTTCTTTTTCTTAGCTTTATTGGCAGCATCTCTTACTTCCTTCTTCTCTGCTTCACTAAGACTTTCATATCCATTCTTATATGTAACATTACCCTTGTTATCAATAGAGTAGTATAGTGCAGGATTACTCATAATCATGTTTCTACTATACTCTTCTCTACCAATATCTCCAAGAGAATTAAAGAAATTAGTAAGATTGGCACTCATACTTGCACCTCTTCTTGCATCAACAGCATCCCTTACTGCCATAGCTTGTGCAACACCACTTAGCCTTGAACTTCTTGCCTTCAGTGCAGCTTCTTGATTTGCCATTGCAGCCTTGAGTCCCATCTCAGCATTAGCCATGTTAGTACCTCTATTAAAGGTTTCAACAGCTTGTCTTTGTGCTAAGTTATACTCTTCAGCCTGTCTTGCAAGGTCTCCTAATCTACCTTGAGCATTATAGTCTGCTGCAAGTAAGGCTGCATTTCTTGAAGGACTTGTAGTATTCATAATAGCCCTTCTTGTAGCACCTGCTTGTGCATTAAGCTTATTCAAATAGAAGTTTCTATCAAAAGGTCTATATTGTAAATAGTTGCCTATTGGAGTATATCCTACTGGAGTATAATTACCTGCTTGATTGGCTGCCTCAAGTATTGTATCTGCACTTGTATAATCTGGTCTACTGAATAAATTCTGACCTAATCCTATTGCAGCACCTACTACAGGAGCATATCTTAACCAAGTTAATTTACTACTCTTATTAGTGTCTCCTTCCTCACCACTATCATCAGCACCTGCCATAGATTCATTCCATAAATCCTCTGCATTGATAGGTTCTAATAGGGTTCCATAGTCTTGCCAATCTCCATAATCTACACCATCTAAGAAGTTAGGCATATCACCAAAACCATCAAATAATGTACCCATTCTACCACCATGAGCATATTGTACTCCTTCTTGACCTACTTGGCTTTGTTGCCTTACAGTCTCTTGAGCTTGCTGTAATCTGGACATAGAACTTAGAAGTCCCCTCTTGCTTATTAGGTCATTAGGTCTCTCCTTAGACTCCTCTCCCAGCTTCTCTGCTATTGCAGCAAATGAGTAGCCATCATAAGACTTTGGAAGATTGAAGCTCTCTAATAGACCACCATCAGCAAATATTCTATTACTGAATACATAATCATTGAAGATTACCTCTCCCTGCTCTACAAGATTAGGAGTTCCCTCTGCATCCATTCCCATAGGTACACCCTCCATTGGATTCTCCTCATGGGTTCCACCATTTCCAATTATTCTAAGACCATTATCCCATTCAGCACCATGAGTAAGTAAATCTCCTCCAAAGGCATGATGCCATTTTCTTGCATTAGCAGCAAAAGTAGCTCTCTTCCTTACAGCAGGGTCACTACTTCTCTTACCTCTTGCAATGCACTCTGAAGTAACTTTGCCTCCACAATACTTAGTGAACTTACCTCTATTCTCAGGCTTGATATGTATCTTGCCTCCTTTAGCAAAGGTATTCAATTCTGATGATTCAAATGAATTAGGTAGTGAAGTCAGCTTGCCTTTATTTGCAGCATTAAGAGCCTTAATACCTAAGTTCTCTTTGGCTAACTCATAGCCTATTGCTCCACTTCCATATCCTCCCCATATACCAAGAGGACCACCAAAAGCAGCAAAACTTGCCATAGCATTAAGGTCAGACTGAGTATCTGCTGCATCTGCTGCATTCTCATAAGAAGTCAATGCCCTATTCCTTGCAATATCCTGTTGCTTCTTTAATTCCTTATATTTGTTTTTAGCCTTATTGCTAAACCAACCATCTTTACCAATATCTGATTTGGAGAAATCTGCCCCAAAGTCTTGATTAGCCCACTGGTCCATAACTGAATCAGCACTACTGTTATCTACCATAACAGTATTTATAGCTTTATTACTTCCTTCAACTTCAGCAATTTTCTCTTCATTTAACTTGGAGCCAAACATTCTATTTGTAAGACCTCCAATAATGCCTGAACCAGCAGATATAATGCCTCCAAGTACAGGATTAACTGCACTTACTGCACTACCTATAGTGCCTCCAATATTACTAATTGCACTACCTGCACCTGACTCAAGTCCTCCTCCAATAGCACCACCTGCAATATTACCTACTGCACTACCTATGCCACTTGCCAAACCTCCTTTTAGCATTCCAGCAACATTGCCTCCACTAAAAGTATTCTTTAGGTCAAATGCTCCTGTGCCACCCATAGCAGCCTTGAAATCACCACCCCAAGCATAGTAATGAGGGTTGTATGTAAATGGTCTGTTAGACTTTCTTATAACTTTTCTTTTAGCCATATCATACTAATTTGTTTGCAAAGATAAACAAAGTATTTGAATTATACAAGGATATTATCCAAAAAGTAAAGGGAAGATAAGTAATAAACTTACCTTCCTACTATTATTACTCAAAGTAATGCACAATCATGTCATGCAATACAGTCTTATTTATATTCTCTTCCTCCATAGATAACTTAATATACAACCAAGGATTTCTCATTCTATCTCTACCTTTCTTAGTAGAGCCAACAGCATTAGCTCTTGGTATATTAGCTCTCCAAATCCTAAACTTTTTCTTTAGGTCAGAAGGTCTTCCTAAGATATTGTTTAGAGTAGAAGTTCCTTGTTGATACTCATTCCATACAGTTAGAGTATCAAATGTTGTGTTAAGCAGATTACCATTCTTATCCCAGCTATCTGACCTGAACTCAAGATTATTAAATATCTTATCTACAGTCATATCAGGGTTAGCTATTACAATAGTATAGAAAGGATGATATACACCAAAATACATATTGTAATCTCCTTCATTATGTAACCAAGCCTTATATAATGTATCCCCTTCACTAACATTAAAAGCAATTCCCCTGTCTTGGAGGTTAGAGAAATAAGGCATTTTCTCATAGCTATAAAATGAACTAAATTGTCCTAATGGTTCAGAGAAAGCTAAACACTCTTCTCTATTAATAAAAAATACATCTCCATTTACTTTATCATAGTATGTAACAAACCCATTAAAATCTACAGGGTTCCATATACTAATATCTTTAGATGTTTTATTAATCCATGAGTGGAATCCAAATTTATCAGATATATTATTCAATTGACTATTAAATAGGAATATTCCTTTAGTAATGTCATCTATAAAATAAATACCATTTGGAGTTTCACATATAGACCATTTATTAGTACATCCTACTCTATCAGTTATATATCTCTTACCATTAACTTTTCCACTATTAGCAATTTCAATAGGCACTCCTTCAGTAGAAGAAATTTGCATATTCTCATTATATAATATCTGACTTATGCCTTTATCTTGGAAAGCTAGAAGATTATTATTAAATCTTCTTAATGCCCTTACACTACCTTTATCCCCATCAAGGTCAAGAATAGAAGCAAGAGTAATATTAGTCCAAGTATCTACTAATTCTCCAGCAGTCTTAGTTTTAGTCCATGTAATTGAATTGTGGAAATTATCTGAGTTAAGCTTATTTGGGTTTATAGTTCTATAGTTAAAGAAATTATTAGGTTGAGAATATACATCATTCATAAGATTGAAGTTCTCAGGAGTAATAGCAAAGTTACTTGTTTGACCTCTATTTCTATCATATCTTCCATCAATATTAACTCTAGTCTCACACATAAAAGATACAATATCAGTTACCTGATTTTGGTCTTCTGTAGTAAAAGGATATGTCTTTATATGGTCATATCTTTGATAGTATGTATCTCCTTCTACCCATTTTATAGTAACACTAGTTTTATTATTATCACCATCTAATAATGATATAGATTCTCCACAAGGAAGCCACATATTATTTTCAAAAGCCTCCTCAGTTTGTCCTCCAAATCTATTCTGTACATTATCATTATATAACTCTCCTAGCCATAACCAACCATATTGAATACTTCTCATTCCTGATATATCACCTGATATACCTATATCTATAATGTCTTGGGATATAGAGTTAATCTTTTTATCATTATCCCAAAATACACATTTATCTGCAAATTCTTTTCCAACATAATTCACATTCCATATATCATTATAGTCACTATCTTTAATAGTTGGCAGTACTCTTTGAGAGCCTGATGTAGAATAATTTAAAGCAAGTACTGCATGAGGTGTGGATTTATACTTCATTCTAACTGGGTCTACACCTGTTACTTGGTCTGTAAATTTGCCATCTACCTGCATATAATTACTACTAAATAGAGCATGGGCATTTGTTTCAGCACTTTGTACACCAGAAGTCATTATAGGATAGCCATCCTTTTTGTCCCCAATTCTTGATATAGTGAGTAACTTATCTACATTACCATAGTAGTTTATATCAGTAAGACCAGAGTTTTTCTGTGCAGGTATTCTAACTAAAGATACTTCATTAGAATCAAATACTGAGATTCCTGAAATACCAGTCTTCAAGCTATCACCTTCTTTATAAGCATTCCACACATTATTAATATTCATGTATTCAGTCTTATATGAATATCTCATATTAGACATTCTCTTCTTACTAAGCATAGCTGACCTATATCCATCTTTGGCAAATTTAGTATTATTCAAAGACCCATTTCTATGCCAAGGATACACAACAAATCCAGTTGTTAATTTATGCCCATTTCTGTAACCTTCTTTATATCCAGTAAGGTCATCAAACCAGAATGCTCCAGATACTAAACCTTTCCACCCAAAGTGAGAATCACCGTAATTTTTAACAAAGAATGGAAATTCTCCTTCAGAATAAAATCCATTCTCAGAACCTATAGGCTCCTTATAAAATCCTATAGGAAGGTCTGAACTATCATAAAAATTATTAACAGGAGTAGAAGTTTCTATATCAATATCAGTAGCACATGCAGTAAGAGGAACTATTCCTATAATTCTTAATTTTAATCCCGAGGTATCAACACTTCTTACTTCAGTATCAAATTCTATATCAGGAGAATGAAGAGTTAATATTGACTGGTCAATATAATAATTTTCTGCATTTCTTGATACCCAAGATACTACATCAGGATTTACTAAAGTGTCATCTATGTATGGATTAGATGGTGGGTCCCAAATACATTGTATTTCAGCATTTCTATTATCATTACTTGGTATAGGATAATTATGCCTAAACTCTACCCAAGCTCCTTTGTTAATAGAGTCAATATCAAATGTACCATTTACTATAACCCTATTATTATTTAATATACCTTGTCTAGAATATATAGTAGGGTCTCCTAGATAATCTCCAAGACCATGATATTCTGAATTCCAAGAGGATGTCTTTGTAGAATAAGAGAATCCTGTCTTATCAGGACTTACTGGAGTAGCAGTTCCTGAATTAGGAGGCTCTGGAGTTTCTGAATATCCTCCTGAAAGTATAATACTTTCTATAATAGTACCATCTTCATTTAGTTTAGAACTTACCCATGTATAAGTATTACCATCAATTGTATATTTTGTATCAGTTTGAAATCCCTCTTTACTTACACTAGTAGTTAATATATGTATTCTTTCTCCTCTTGTATGCTCTATATCAAAAGGAGCATTAGGTCTTGTAAACCAAGAGGACTGTGCAAAAGGAGAATTACCATATCTATCAGATACATTATATACAGTAGGGCACAGTACCCCTTGACATATAGCTTCTCTATCATTAATAGTTGGATATACAACTACAGGTCTTATTCTTATATATCCTTGTGAAACCAATTCATCTATTATAGATTTATCACTTAGTGTAAATTCAGCAACAGGAAGACCTATATTACCTGAATTATAAAATTTAGTATCTATATGTACTGTATTTCTAACATCATTTATCCATATAGGCTCAGACCATTTTCCTGTATAATGCTGAGCTTGAATACCAAATCTATAATATTCAAGATATTTAAAAGTCTTGAACTGATATGAATTCATCTTTAGCTGGTTATCATAGGGATAATAACCTTTAGGTTTTGGAGAACTAATACTTTTAGTATAACTATTAAATGTTATAGACTTTTCTCTAAAGAAGTTTCTAATATTTTGACTAAGTACTTTTCTTTTATTCTCTATATCTCCTAAGAACAAAGTGTTATCCTTTTGAGCCATTGTACCAAATACCACTTCTTCACTCCCTACATATAACAATTCTGTAGGGTCTATAGTACTTCCAGATATTCCATTATCAGTATAATTAATATCACCAGACTCTGGAATAGCCAAATCTATTACTATCTTACATGTAGGAGTAGCATTTATTGATGTCCTATGTATAGAGTAGACTCTGACATAATCAAAACTAGTATCAGCTCCTGATATATTTATAGTGAAACTATTTCCTACATTATCCTCAGGACTAGCCCCCCTATTATTATAAGATATATAAAATAATGGAGAAGTATAAAATATATTACTTTCTTGACTATACTTATTAAAGTATGTAAAAGAATACTGTATTACACCCGGAGCAAATGACCCTCCTGATACTAAATCTCTATTTATTTCTACATCTTCATTTAGTTTTAATTTCCTTGCAAAATCAAAAGAAGTATCATTCCACTTATCAATAATACTAGATGCTGCTGCAATATTAATAACTCTTGGCTGATTTAAACCATCTGTCCAATATACCTTTCTAATATCAGAGTTCTCATAGAATGCTATAGCTTCTATAGGATTTTTATAATTGAAATTTAAATTACCTTTATATAGTAATGCACCATTTAATTCATTATTTTCAAACCATAGTTTATATATGCAATCTTTTTTGTCCTCAGTATTACCAGCAGTAAATAATACTAAATTATCATTTAATACACATTGACCAATAGGGATACCTTCTATATTATCTATCCCTATTATATCAACATTTTTATTTCCTCTCTCATTAATTATGCTAAGCAGAGTACTTTCATCAGTAGGCATTATTCTTATATTCTTATTTTCATAAGAATATTCTGAATTAAATGCAGATGCTGATAAATCTCTCTGCATTCCTTTTGTTTTAAAGATAGCTTTCTTCTGCATAGTTATTGTAGTTTAATGTACTCTTTGTTACCTAGAGATTGGAACCCTTGATTAAATTCACTTACTCTCGGTATAAGAGTATTCCACATTCTAGTAATTGATTCCATCTCAGATTGAGAGGGTATAGTAAATTCTGACTGTAACTGTCCAGCTAACCAAGCATATTGTTGCTGAGTATTCTGCAACACAGCAGGAGCAATCTTACCCATATCAAATAGAATAGTAAATGCTTCTCTCTTTATGTATGCTTCAAGTGCCTTCAGGAATACAGTATTATCAATAAGTAGTGGGAATCCATCCTTATCTACTGGGATTGCCTTATAGGACACTGATACATCTCCTGTCTTGAAGGATACATATAGTACTTGTCCTTGTGTTTTGAAGGACAACTCTTGTGGTATCTTGTAGCCAGCATTTCTGTCATAGTGTTCTCTTGGCATGAAATTATCTGTCATGCTTCTAAGACACACACCAGTCTTACACTCCTTAACCTGATTTATTTGAATACAGTTGCATGGCAATTTTGCTCTAAAATTCTCTATATGAAGAACCTCTTCCTTATCTTGATATAACTTTGGCATACCAAATATACCAATGAAGTCAATGGTATATTGTACAGCCTGCTCAAGAGTTACATCTTGAAGAAGAGGATGTCTTAGTACTCTACTTAGAGCTTCTCTTATATTTATGTAGTTATATTCTTTTACCATAATTATATCTTGAAAGCATCTATCTTTCCTTCTTTTATTCTTTGTTTTAATCTCTTCTTCAGTTCTCTATTTACATTAAATTCATAGAAGACCTGATTATTATAGTCTGCTAACTGCTTATTATAGTAGACCTTAAAGATTTCTTTTTCCTCCACTTTAATAAGTGTCTTATTCTTGTAGGCTTCCTCATCTTCATACCATAATTTAAGAGTCTTATCCCAATCTATAGGTAAATTAGTCTTAACTTTACCACCATCTATGCTAATTCTAGCTTCATATTTTCTGAGTTCTATTCTACCCATCCTATTAGGCAATTTAATATCATTACCTTGTAATAGGCTTTCTACTAGATAGTCATTTACTTTTCTTATAATACTGTAGAATTCATGCTCAGTAAGTGGTCTTCCTATATTAAACCATTTATTTCTCCTTATATATTTATAAGCATCATATACACCATAAGACCTTTTTATCTTATGATTCCTTGATTCATTAACTCTTTTTATAATACTCATGAAACCTATCAAGCCTTTATCTTTCTCTTCTTGACATGATTCCATATTACTTCTTAACTGTTATCCCAGCTAAATCATCTTTAGCATTATTTTCTTCATCTTTTGGTCTATAATTTGCTCCTAGTAGCTCTTTAACTACAAGTTCTATAACAACAGGTACTAAGGAATCCTCCAATGGGAATACTCTATCTAATATATCACATTCTTTATCATTAGAGCATTGCAAATTAGAAGCGCTAACTGAATCCTCAAATATACCAGTCATTCTAACCTTCTCCAAATATAGATATTGTGGGTTATTAGATTTAAAGTACAAATAATTATCTGGGCCTATAGAACAATATATTATATTCTGTAGGTATTTATTATACCCAACATATCTCATTCTCTTCCTACTAACATAAGTAATCTCCCCCTGATAATAATCAATAGGATATACTTTTGGTGCTCCTACTTGCATAAGAAGTGGGATTTTATCTTTACTCCTCAAGTAAGTGCCTCCTTCACATGGTTCTCCTGAAATTGCAGGTACTTCTATAAGGTCTAGACATATAGTTTGATAATTACTTTCAGGTATTTGCTTCTTAATATCTGAATACCTTTGTTTTAATATAAGTGCTCTATAATTCTTTACAAGATTTATTACGTGGTCTTCAGTAAAGTAAGCATCATCAGATGAGGCTTTTATCTCATCCAATATCATATAAATTATTTCTCTAAATGTATTCATCTTATATAAATTTAAAACTCTTGCAAATATAAGATAAATTGTATATATCTGCAAGAGTTTTATGAAATTTATTATATTAGAAAACTATTATATTTTTCTTATTAAATTACCTTCGCTTATTCTTATAATCTGTGTTTCAGTTATTCTAGGAATAAAGTAACTTTTATTTTGATGAATCAGTGAATCTGAATTATTATATACTGGAAATTTTATCATACAATCACTTCCATAAAGGCAGTATAAAAGATTTGTAATATTTCTATAATCTTTCTCATTAATAAATATAGAAAATTCCCCAGTCAATAATTCTTCAATAAATAAAAGTATTAATAATTTATACACACTGTTATAGTCTTTATAGCCTAGTACAGATAATGTATGAAAGTATGTATCAAGGTAATTAATTGATAATGAAGTTAACTTATCCATAGCAACATTTATTAGAAGGTTTAATATTAAGTTTATTCCAATATTTTATTGCCTTAATATAATTTCCTGTCTTTATACATAATTCTAAGGCCTTAAGTCTTAAAATAAAATCAATGAAATTCTTTGGTATAGAACAGTTACATTCTGTTTCTCTTATATAATTCATAGCATTAGTATAAATATAATATAAATTTACAACTGTGCCTAATATATAAGGTTTAACTATTTCACAAGTAGGAGTACCTTCAGATATTACATATACAAATAGAATATCAGTACTTTTTATATTATAGTCTTCTAGGTTAATAAGAAGTCTTATATTCTTACTATCTTTAATATAGCATTTATATTCTTGAGATTCAGAATATACTTGTGCATATTCACAACTTGATTCTGTTAGTACTTTGGTATAGTATTCTTTTATATTTATACTAAGTATAGGATTAGAACTTGGGCCATTATCTATATAAGTATTTTGATTATCTATTATTATAGTATCCAAAGTAACATCACTAAAACATGAATCAGAATCTACAGATACATCTATTATTAAAGACTTATTATCTTCAGTTATCCTCAATTCATTAAAATGTATCATAATATTAAATTTTTATATATAAACAAAAAAAAAAGGAAGGCTAAGCCTTCCTTTTATGACTTAATTCAAATTAAGATATAGTAGCAACAGTCAAACCAGTTGCAGTATTGAAGGCTGTTATAATCTTGTTGAATTCTGTCTTATCGGAACATACAATAGTTATATCCTTCTCAGACTTTTGAACTGACTCATTATTACCAATATAAGCATAATGAATATCAAATGTATAGTATGTCTTTGTTGGGTCTACAAGATATGTAGTAACAATGTTATTAGGGAATCCAATTCCTCTATAGATGTCACCTCTTTCACCCATGCAGAAGTATTCAAGGTCTGCAATAGTTTTACCATTACCTATAGTACCATTAGTACCTTCTGTAACTGTAGCCCATAGTCTTTCATCACCATTAACCATTACAGTAGCTGGCTGTACTGTGAAATATACAGGAACCTGAGCAAATATACCCAATCTCCAAGGCTGCTCTACCTCAGTAATTCTGATACTATCAATATCAGTTACAAGGGTAGCTGTTGCATAGTATGGGTTAGTAGTATCACTCTTACCATTATCCTTAGTAGTAGGAGTTACAACCATGTAACCATTAGAGTCAAATCCTCCCTTGCTCTTAGTAGCCTTACTATGTACTTCAATCTTAATCAGAGGTGCTGCCTCTCTACTGAAGTTCTTAGCAATTGATAATGCAAGAACCTTATAGAACTCATCTGCATCCATACCAGCATAGGCATGAACCATACCATACTTGAAGTACTGGTCTTCATCTGACATTCCTACATATTGTCTGAATGCAATTCTTAGGATGTAATCCTGTCCAGCTACAGGAGCACCACTATTAACATTGGTGTCAAGAGTCACAGTAACTGACTTCAACTCATGTACCATATCACTAACATCAGTAGCCTTAGCATAAAGGATATTCTTGATGTCAATTAGGTCACTTCTCATCAAGTTGTCAGCACCCTTATATTCAAAATACAAGTGATTCTTTGCAGTATCATTTTTTATTGCAATA